CGAAGCAGTAACTGAACCAGCAACAGTATAAGTGCCTGTTGGTGAAGCAGTAACAGTACCATCAACAGTTTGTGTGCCTGTTGGTGTAGCAGTAACCGAACCAGCAACAGTATAAGTGCCAGTAGGAGATGCTGTAATAGTACCATCAATAGTTTGAGTGGCAGGGAAGTTGCTTACAGAAACACCACCAGCAACAGTATAAGTGCCAGTAGGTGAAGCGGTAACGGTGCCATCAATAGTTTGAGTGGTTGGAAAATTTGCGATGGAAACAGTACCATCAACAGTTTGAGTTCCACCGGGAGTTGTAGTTATATCACCGGTAACAGTATAGGTTCCGGTTGGGGTAGCCGTTACAGAACCGGCGACGGTATAAGTTCCATTTGGAGAAGCGGTTACGGTGCCTGATACCGGCTGCGTAACACCTGAATTATCAACTTTAAGTGCTGACGCAGCAGTAATTGCTGCTGTGTAGGTATTGTCTGTTATTTTTACTGGTAGTTGCGTTTGAATATCTGCCATTTAAGTATATCTCCCCTTTTTATGCCTTTTGGGCAACAGCTTTTTGAGCTAAAGCTTCTTTGTGAATAGTTATGTTTTTTTCTGCTTCGGCAATTACTTTGTTTTGGGCTTCAACATCTACTTTGCATCTATCTATTTCTTCTTGCAATTCAATCATTCTGATCATTCTGGCTTGTATATTAGCTTGAGCAACTAACTTCATATGTTCATGTCTTAAAATTGTTAAGTCTAGGTTTGTACTAAATAAATCGCCCATGTTTAAGCCCTTAAAATTAGATTTGTTAAAAACATAACTTATTTATGACGAGCTTTGACTTTTTTACTAGGTAGCAAAATGAATTTAGATAAATTACTGTATAACCTTCATTCAGAAGGTGAAAATCTGCACAAAAATGGGCGAGATCATGAATATATTTGGTCTTGCGAAAGCGTAGCGGTTCAAGCTCTTAACAGTCTTGGGCTTGCATATTCAACATATGCTAAAAATTATGAAAAAGCATTAAAATGTTTATATAATGCACTTGATATTGATCGTGGAAATTGGCTTATTTGGAGTAATTTAACACATATTTATAGTGTTATCGATGATAAAGAGAAGGCGATAAAATGTGCTTATAAATCAATTGAATGTTCTCGTGGCGAAGTACTTGATCCTTATTACAATGCTGGCGTTGTTTTGGCAGGTGCTGGAAGATTACTTGATGCTGAGAATATGTATCGTGCTGCTCGACAACTCAATTCAAATCATGATTTTAGTGCTTTCAATCTTGGTCTTTTGCTTCTTCGTCAAGCTAAGTTTGAAGAAGGGTGGGATTTTTATGAATGGCGATTTAGAACAGCAGAATTAACTGGTAATTTCAAGAAAAGATTTATTCAAGAAGAATGGGATGGAAGAAAATTCAAAAAAAAATCACTTGTTGTTTATAGTGAACAAGGATTAGGTGATTTTATTATGTTTTCTCGTTTTTTGCCAAAAGTTCAATCTTTAGGTGGAAAAGTAATTGTTGAAGTTCAAGAACCTCTTGTAAATTTGATAAAAGAAAATTTCAAAGATGTTGAAGTTATTTCAAGAGAAAATAGCAACAATTGGCCAAAAGCTCCTAAATCTGATTATGCCATTTCTATTTGCAGTCTACCCCGTGTACTTAAAATTTATAATGCCGATGATGTAAAATCTGATCCTTATATCAAAGCCACAATTAAAACTAAAGCTAAAGCTGTTCGGTCAAAGAAAATAAAAGTTGGTTTATGTTGGAGTGGTAATCCTGATCATAGATTTGATTATAATCGTTCTATTCCAGTTAAACTTTTTAGCAAATTGATAAATCATTCTAAGGTCGAATGTTATAGCCTTAATAAAAGTTCAAATGCTATTCGAAATTGGTCAACTGGCACTGTTGATTTGGATGAAGGACGAAAATCACTCAAACTTGTAGATCTTTCAGATAAAATAAAAGATTTTTCAGATTTGGCTAGAGAAATTGAAAATATGGACTTAGTAATTACGGTTGATACTGGTTTGGCACATCTATGTGGTGCTATGGGCAAAGCTACTTGGGTTTTATTGGGATCAGAAACAGATTGGCGATGGATGGACAATTCCAACACATCGCCATGGTATGATTCAATTACTCTTTTTCGTTACAATAAATCATGGGAAACGACTATTGATGAATTGGTAAAAGTTCTTCCTTTTAAGGGTTGATCTTTTCCATTGCAAATTTATTTGTGTCAATTGGACATTCGATGTCTTTGTGATGACAAAATAAATTTCCTGATACAATTTGTAGTGGTTTTCCATCTACCATGTTGTAAAAAACATCATTAGGCTCTTCAAAAAAATTATTTGGATTGAAAAGCGGAGCAAGATGTTTGTAACAGACATAATCAATTGAATGAATATAATCAATTAGTGCTTTGGCTTTTTCTTCACGATCATTTTCAACATATAGAAAAGGCTTAAGATTTTTAATTATTTCTTTGCCTCCTTCTAGTGCAAGTTTTTCCATCCCTTCAATGTCAATTTTTATAAAATTTAAACGAATAAAATTACATTCATCAAGAGTTATAAGAGGCACAGGATAGTGAACTCCAGAACTATAATCTTGATCTAAAGACAGACCTCCAAAATTAACAGTTCTTTGTAAATCTAATTCTGGAACTGCAATTGTGCCAGAAGTTGATCCTACTGCTTTTTGAAAACAATAAACATTTTTTAAATTATTGATTGAAACATTGCCACAGAGTGTATTGAAATTATTGCGTTCAGGTTCATATGCGAAAACTGTTCCATTTGGCCCTACAAGTCGAGAAAGAGCTACGGTGTGACATCCTATATTTGCTCCTATATCGAGCACAGAATATCCGGGTTTTATTAAATCACGAAATACTTGAACTTCTGATTCGCTAAATTCACCATATTTTTCCAAGCTTCGACCAACCCAAATATCACTATTGTTATAAATCATCAAGCCATATCGACATTTTTTAAGCAAATTCATATTTGTTCCTCTGAAACCTCTTACCTTAAAAGAGTGCAGTCTTCTATATAAATTAGAGGAACATTTATGCCTTTAATTCAATGGATTATGCAAAATCTGTCACAGCAGGTCAATGGGCCTGTTCTTGATGGTGCTGCAATTGTCAGTAAACTGATCCAACAAATTGGCTCTGGCGGTGTCACTATTGAAGGCACTGCTCAAAATATTCTCATTAAATCAAGCAAAGGCGTTGTTGTTGATGGCTTTGCTGAAGTTGCATCTGAATATAATGTTGTTTCTTCGGGTAGCGTTGAAGTTTCAGGTGCAGCTTATATCGAAATATTACAACTTCTTAAGGTTAGAATACCATACGCTCCCGGAGATCAAGTTTACACAACAGCCGATTGTTCTTCTTATACCGTTCAATCTTATTTCTATGATTTGGATGATCGTATTAAATTTGAAATTAGCAATGGTCTGACAACTTTGTGGGTGTACGATTATGATTTGACAACTGGTTGTAATGATTTACTTTTGCAACAATATAGTCAAGCTGACGAAATGATTAAGCTTTTAAGTGCGTGAGCGTAATATGAAGTATTCTTATTATGGTGGCGGTCAAATTAGAACTGGTAGTTGGGGCTTATATCATGAGCTTATCCCGATTATCTATAAATTTGCACGACATTCTGTTGCATACATTCGCCATCAAGCTGAATTGGGTAAACTCGAACCAGTTCAAATTGATCGTGTTTGGATTGGCAATAACAGTTATACATATCGGCAACCAAATGTGATGTATGTTGATATATTGAATTCACTTTTTAATGAAAAGGAACTTTGCACATTACCTGAAGCTAACGACTTAATAAATGAAGCTTTGGTGATGATGGAATTTAAGCCTAAAACAGTTGTTCCAGAGCGTAAAAATTATCATGAAGATAGTTTTCCAACTGAATCAAAATATCAAAAGGGACAAATACTTTTTTCTAAAAAATCTGCTCAAATGGGAGAGTTGGAAAAAATTGTTGTTTATCGTGCTTTGCCAAACAATCTTGAAGTTTACGAAGATAATTTAAAAGGTCTTTGGACAAACGACGATCTTGTTGACGAATCTACTGCCAAATCTCTTGCACTTATTTATTGGAAGAAACGCAAGGATCAGATTAAAGAAGAAATCAATAAACGCATTTAATCAATCTCGTCTTCAATATAAACTCGTTTAATTCGAGCCTTTCTTTTAATTTTCTTTTTGGGCTGTTCTTCAAGTTCATCTACATCAAATACCTTTTTAAACTTTGGTAATTTTTTGATTTTAACAGTATATGTTTCAGAATAAGTAATAACAGTGATTAGTTTATATTCATCAATGCCCATAGGTTCACAAATAAAAAGTGCTTCTTGAAACTGAGCGTATACAGTGTTAGGTTGACGAACGGTATTAAAAGGGAGATTTTCTGATTTTTTTATCACTTGAGCGGCACGAATGCAATCAATGATGTCATAAACAGTAAATTGCTCTCCATTAGAAACTCTTTGTTTCCAACGGAGAACGGCATGATCAGTTACATGTATAATTTGTGCTCTCATCGGGCTTCCTGCTCATTACAATCCGAGATTGTATCACAAGATTTAAGTCACTAAAAGAGAATCCATGCCATTTTGCATTAAAACGCTTTGGCGTCAGCGTTGAATGAACAACGCTGACGCCAAAATTGGATTTCTTTTTTTAAAAAGAAATTTTTAAACTTAAACAGTAGCGCTAAAAGGAGTCGCTTCAGTAGCGGTTTGTTTCAAGTGAGCTTGAACGAAGAAAAGGTTGCCACCAAGGTCAACAATTTCAATGTGATCACCGGCATAACCACCCTTGGTGCTACCATTTAAAGTAATGGTATCATCACCAGAAGTAATATTCCAACAGTTGTTGGTAGTAGTGGCATTATCAGAAGATGCATTTGCACGGCCAACAAAAGAATCGCTAGTATTATCTGCCTTAATAATAATATTATTGCTGGTAACGGTAGTCTTCACAACAAAAATATACTTAGCACCTTTGCCACTAGAAGCAGGCAGGGTAATTGTCATGCCAGCGGCACGATCAAGAACCATAATTTTTTCAGCACAAACAGCTTCGCTCATAGCGATGGTGCTGCTTGTAAATTTTAAAGTTTTGTCTTCTGACGCAACCAATGAATGAATGACATTAGAAGAAAGGTTGTTAGTAGTAACTGTACCATTAAGAATTAAGTGTTTGAGATCAGCTGCAGATGTAGCCATTTTTTTACTCCTTTAAAAAATAAAATGAACCATCATATTTATGGTTTTTACTATTATTTAAATTTTAAAATGCTATGTATGTGGCAAAATTGTTGCGATAAACTTAACCTAAATACGAAGGAATGAATCTATGTTTTTTCAACCAAATAAGTCCATTAACTGCTCTTGATGCGGCAGTATAGCACCATCGCACATGACTCCATTTATCGCAATCTTGTTCAAACACAATTATGTTACCAAATTGATCGCCTTGAGCCTTGTGACAGGTAATTGCATAAGCGTAATCAAAAGGATTTGCTTGTTGATTAAATTCAAATTTGTTTGTTTCTTGTCCAAATTGATCTGGATCATATTTTATTTTTTGGAACAAGATGCCATCTGAAACAAAATCAAACTGATCATTTTTTCTTACTTTATCTACTATTCCCTGCATGCCGTTAAACAAGCCAGATTGTTTATTGTTGCGTAAGCAAATAATTTTTTCGCCTTTAGCAATAAAGGTCATGTCAATATTTTTTTCTTTTCTAACTCGTTCATTTATTTTTGTTCTTGTTTTATTGAATGCAACAATGATCTGATCAACAGCGGCAAGGTGGCGATCTTCAATTGAAGACTCGCCTATGATTTGAACTTTTTTTTCTCCTTGAAATGTATGAGCAGAATTGCCTTTTCTAAGATGCTCTGCAAAATGAGCAATTTCTCCAGCATTGCGATGTACAGTTTCCAATTTGAACATTGGAAATTCCATCAGATTGAATTTAGTACCAATCGGCTCTAATTGTCCATGATCTCCTACATAAATTATAGGAACACCGAAGCCAACTAAGTCCTCATGAATTTCTTTAGAGACCATGCTTGCTTCATCAATTACAAAGCCATATATGCCTTCATTTTTTAATTGTGTTATACTTTTACGCTGCCATTCTGTTTCGTTGTTTTCATTTGTTACTGGCGTATAAATAGTTGAATGTATTGTGTTGGCTGGTATGCCTTTTTTTCGCAACACATTACAAGCTTTTCCTGTATAAGCTGCACTTGCAAAACCTAAGCCCTTACTTTTCAAAGCTTCTAAAAGAACTTTGATAATTGTACTTTTGCCAGTTCCTGCATATCCGCCAAGCGTGATATAAGAATGGTGTTCTAAATTCGTCATTATTTGACGAAGTGCATTCTTCTGTTCATTTGTTAACATTTCAAAATCCTAATTAGCGACTTGTGCGAAAATCTGGTTTTTCAATAAATTCGTGAATTTCTAATCCAATATCAATATCGATTCTTTCTTTTATCTTTTTAGGAAAATCCATAATTTCTAGAATCCAACCTTTAGATTGAATTTTTTTTATATCTTCTTCACTTAGCAAAACCGCTCCATGAGGTGGAGGTAAATTACGCTTGGCAAAGCTTCTAGCAGTATCTTGTGTAATAAACAAAGGAATAATGGGAGTAGTTTCACCTTTTCTACGATACACTAAAAGAGGAACCCATTGTTCATTTGTACATTCTTTTGCTACATCGCTAATTGACATTTCTCCAGCTGTGCAAAGGATGGCGAACATCGTGTTCTCTTGGTTCGAATGGTTAATCACTAGCTAACTTTACCAAATGCATGTGGATATGTAAAGAAATTACTGAGACTGTTTGCCTCGTTCCTTAACTGCAATGTAAAATACAAAAGATGTTTTGTTTTGACCAACAGCAGATTTACTGGGCGATTCAGTTTCCCTATAAGAAATGGCCAATTTAGTGTTGGGACCTTCGTAACCTAAAAAATCCTTCAGCTTAGAAATCACAGATGTAATAAACTGAGGGCTTCCAGTGATTCGAATTCCATCTTCGCCGTAGGTGGAACCTTTGTGATTATATAAAATTGGCTTTGCTTGAATCGGACTTGTTGTTTGTAAATTTCTCCAAAATTTAATTATATCGGTTTTTGAAGCACTCCATTTTTTCTTTTGACCTTGCAAATTAGATTGCATTATTGGAGCAATAGGAGCAGATGGTGCAAAGCTTGATTGTTGCGAAGATTGAGGTTGATTCGCATACTCTTGTTCGGCGATAAAATCTCTGAAACTTTTCATTTTTTGTTTTGTTTTACCTTTTTATGGGCAACATAACCTTGTTTTATGCGTTTATTCTGAACTTCCGTGTTGTAATTACTGCAAGCACCTTGAACTTGATATCTATCAGTGTCTATACAAGGTCCAATGTAAGGGCCAAAACCCTCTTCAATAGATTTGAGCCATTCTTTAAAACTTATCATGCAAATATTTATGATTAAGATAATTTTTTCAAAACTTTAGATATGTATTTAAATTCTTTAGGGTCAAGACCTTCTTTTATTACTGAGGGATCAGGAATAACTTCTCGTTCTAAATATTGGTATTGCAAATTAAGACGATCATATTGAATTATTTTTTTATCAAAATTTATCCATGAATATCCTTGATGTTGATCTATTTGAATGCCGTGTTCATTTTCTATCAACTCTTGAATTTCAATTTCTTCTGCTTCGACAAGTTCCCAAGCAGGATAGCCAAATCTCATGGGTGGAGGATAGGGAAGTGCTTTTTTACCTGATAACAATCTACGAAGTAAAGATGAATGATCGATGCTGGAAGCATTGAGACTGCGACCATTTTCTTCACACACTTCTAGCCATTGTCGCATCATGCGGCAGGCAAATTCTATTTGTTCGGCGGACAGGGGAGGCGACTTATCGCTCATATGTATCTCGTCTATTTTTGTTCCTCGGTATTTTGGGCAGTTTCTTTATCACCTTTATTTAAAAGATTATTCCAAACATCCCAAACATTATAGGCCTTCAATTTTTTTGCAGCAGATTGGGGACCACCTGCTCCACCACTAGGAGGAGGGCCTCCAAGACCACCGCCTAAACCACCGCCTAAACCACCGCCACTAGGCATTGGCATAGGTGGAGCACCACCGCCTGCTGGAAGGGGTGGAGGTGCTGGGGATGTAGGTGGAGCACCACCGCCTGCTGGTGGTGGAGGTGGTGCATCGGCTTCCATAAAAAATTGTTTAAATGTAGTCATCATGATATTTATGTCTGATAATTCATTTTCCAAGTTCATCTTGCAATGTTAAAGAAATTCGTGGACAATATTTTAAAGATAGGAGTCAATTTATGTCTGATGATATTTTACTTTATAGCGATATTCATGTACATCCCCATAAACGCAGTCAAAAAAGGCTGGAAGATTGTCTTGCTGCACTTGAATGGGTTTTTAAAACGGCTGAAGATCGAGGAATAACTAATATTTTGTTTGGTGGTGATTTATTTCATGATCGTCAAAAAATTGAAGTATACACTTATCAAAAAGTTTTTGAAGTTTTTGCCAAGTGGATGATCAAAGGCAAGTTTCGTCAATATCTTCTTTTGGGCAATCATGATCTTTGGTTTAATGAAAAAACCACAGTTAGTAGCGTAACACCGCTATCAGCATTGCCGGGAATGCATATAGTATCGAAGCCAGAGCGTCATGAAATAGCTGGTCATAATTGGGATTTTATTCCATTCACTCACAATCCAATAGAATCTTTACAAGAATTTAAAAATTTACACAGCATGACTGAATATGCTCTTGGACATATCGCTTTAGATGGTGCTATTTTACATGGTAGTCAGCAGGCAGATGTTGCAATTGAACATGATGGCGACATGGTTCGTGTTAGTTCTTCTATTTTTAGTGATTATAAACATGTTTTTCTTGGACATTATCATGCTGAGCAAAGAGTCAATAATAAGGTAGAATATATTGGCTCGCCTTTAGAGTTAAGTTTTGGAGAGGCATATCAAGAAAAACATATTATCATTTTTAACGGAACAACTCAAAAAAAAGAATATATTCAAAATAATTTTAGTCCAAAGCATTTAGTAATCAACGCTGATGAAAGAGACAAATATGATTTAGAAGGGAATTATGTGCAGATTAGAGTCGATGATATTGGATCAACTGATCTAATTAAATTAAAAAAAGAAATGAATGAAAACGCTTCATTTGCTAGTTTAGAAATAAAAAAGCAAAAAAAAATTATCGACGAACATGTAATTCATGATGCCAAAGCTATTTTATACAAGGGTGATGAAATGCTCGCCAAATATGCTGACCAAGTCGGCCATACAGGTTTGGATCGAGATAAACTCCTACAACTAGGCAAAAAAATCTGTGAAAAATTGGAGCAGCAGTGAATTTCGTCATTACTGGACTAAATGAAAAGTATTGGCAGCTATGGGGCATTTCTTGGATTGCCAGTTTGCGTGAAATTGCACAAACTAAAGCTACGCCCATTGTTTTCAACTTAGGTCTTACCACTCATATTTCTGAATATTTAAAAGGTATTGGCATAACTGTTTTGGATTGTCCCGACAAAGGAGATTATCGACAATCCATTGTCGATGCTATGTTGTCCATTTCTGAAAAAGTTGAAGGTAATTACTTATATTTTGATGCTGATATCTGGTTTCAGAAGAATTTTGATGAAATATTTGATCTCTTGGAAGACAAAGTATTATTTTCAAAAAGTAACAATTTTGGTGTTATTGCAGGACATAGTAGAGCATGGGATAACTATAAAACAATTCGCACAATATGTCATGCAACTAAAGAAAATCGTGCAATTTATGTTGCTGGAAATTATTTTCCTGATTATTTTGGAACATTGTCTAACATTTACAATTGTTTCGATCTCGCAAATCTTGTGGAAAAAGAAGGTTTATTGACCTATAAGGGTTCACCAGTTTCGGGAATTCATATTGTTAATGTTTTTAAAAGTCTTGCAATGAGGCATAAGTTGCAATTTATTGAAAGATATCCAGAACTTTATAACAATTATCTTCAAGCATTTCAGGTTTATTCTCCTAAGCGTTTCAAATTAAATTTTCCTGAATCAAAAAAGTAAAAGAAAATGGATTGCAACTATTTGTCTTCACAGGTAGTATTGGCCTACTATTTCTTTTCGTAAACTGGTAGGTTTTTGAAAATGCACAATTTAAAAATAAAATATGCTGCGGCGTATAACTTTTTACCTTTCGGGCCAGAAGGTATTGAAATCAATTTTGATAATTACAAAAACATCATTCTAGTTCGTGGTGAAAATCGAGATGCCAAACAATTAGAAAGTTCATCTCCTTCAGATGAACTTAAGGTTAGTAGCAATGGTTCAGGTAAAAGCAGTATTCAAGAAATAATTAGCTACAGTCTTTTCGGCAAAACAGTCAAGCGTCCTGAGAAATTAGGAGCTAATGATATTGTGCATAATAAAATTGGAAAAGATGCAAAAGTTGAACTAATATTTGATAATTATCGCATTATTCGCACAAGAAAAGAAGGTGGCAACGAACGCAAGAATTCTTTGCGTCTTTGGGAAAGTTCTAATGGCACATGGGATAATGATACAGAAATTACGCAAGGCACAATGGCGGCTACTCAAAAAAAGATAGAAGACATCATAGGCTTGTCGTATGAAGCTTTTATAAACATTTGTGTCTTTACAGACGATCAACGAGCTTGTTTTTTAGAGTGCGATAATAAACAAAAAAAAGAAATGGTTGAAAACATGCTTGCCTTGGGGCAATATCGAGAATGGTTCGATAACGCCAAGGCATTTCGCAAAGATATTAAAAATAAAATTGACATAAAAAGCAAAGAATACACATTGCTTTTAGGCAGCAAGGATAGTGCTGAAAATAGGCTGAAACTTACAAAAGAAAAAGAAAATAGTTGGAAGAATGAAAAGAAAATTGAATATGAAAAACTTGTTCAAAGTTTAAATTCTTTGATTGCTAGACTTGGCAAAACTGATAATGGTATTGCTTTGTTGGCCTACGAGCAAGCTCAACAAACAATAAGAGATATCAAAGAAAAAATTCCAGATCTTGAGAAATCTAAATTAGATTTTAGCAATAAGCTTGATCTTGCTCGTCAAAAAGAAACAGAACTTAGAACTGAAGCACAATCGGTTGCCAATGATTATGCAGACATTGCCAAAGAATCAAGATCTTTTTTATCAGAGCGCAAAATAAAAGAACAAGAAATTGAAAATCTAAAAGATAACATTCCCGGAACTAAATGCAACAAATGTAAGGGTGAAATTGTTGAAGAAAATATTAGTTCTTATATTGACCAATTGAACAAAGATATTGAGATTATCAATTCTAAAATTGAAAAAGCTGTGCAATTAGCAAATGATGTTCAAATCAAAGCAACAGCAACAAAAGAAAAACAAGAAAAGATTAAAGTTTTTGTCACACAATTTGTGAATAAAATTTCAAATATAGATCAAGAACTTGGCAAATTAAGATCAGACTTAATCTCGGCCAGTGAAGTGCGTGAACCGAAAACAAATGATGAAGAAGCTTTGCTTCAACAAAAAATTCAAAACTTTAGACAGCAAATAGAAGATAAAAATAAGGAATTAAGTGGAGATTCACCTTTCAAAGAAATTCTTCAAAATGATGAGCTTGAACTTGAAAAAGCAATTAAAGCAGCACAAGATAAAGAAACAGATATAAAAGATCTTGAAGCTGAATTGCCTTATTATGATTACTGGATTATGGGTTTTGGCGATCAAGGTATTCGCAAATGGATTGTTGATGGTATAGTGCCAGAACTAAACAATCGTATCAATTATTGGTTGCAATTTTTAATTGATAATCGCATTACTCTTACATTTGACAATGAGCTTAATGAAAAGATTGAAAGGAATCCAATAGACGGCGATCCATATGTATATCACGCCATGTCTACTGGTCAGCGTCGTCGTCTTAATCTCGCCGTGAGTCAAAGTTTTGCTCATATTATGATGATGAGTTCTGGTGCTACTCCCTCTCTTGTTTTTCTTGATGAGGTTAGCACTAATGTAGATCCTCTTGGCGTACAAGGCATCTATAACATGATTGCAGAACTAGCTGAAGATAAACAAGTTTTTATTACTACGCATGATCCTGATCTTCTAGCAATGTTACAAACAGCAGATCAACTTAATCTTGTTATGGAAAATGGTTTTGCAAAAATGGTTGTTTAGAAAAATATTTTCAATTTTTCTTCCCTTGCTGTTTAGATAACTTCCCTGTATTATTTGACACTTAATGTGGTAGCGGAAAGGATTGTAATGAGTATATTTGAAAAAAGAATAGCTTTTAAGCCATTTGAATACCCAGAAATAATTGAATATAAGAATGCAATCAATCACAGTTATTGGCTTGTAAGTGAATGGAATTTTATCTCCGACATACACGACTTTAATGTAAAACTTAATGATGTCCAGAAAAGTATATTAAAAAATGCAATGCTTGCCATTTCACAGATTGAAGTATCAGTTAAAAAGTTTTGGACTAAACTTGGAGATCGTTTCCCAAAAGCAGAATTTGAACAAGTGGGAGTTACTTTTGGAGAGTCAGAGGTGCGTCATGCAGATGCTTATTCCCATTTATTGCAAGTATTGGGAATGAACAATGAATTTGATCAACTTTTGCAAAATCCAGTTATTCAAGGTAGAGTTGATTATCTAACTAAATATTTAAAAGGTGCATCTGATAATGGCAATGAAAATTACACTCTTACTTTGGCATTATTCAGTATTTTTATTGAAAATGTAAGCTTATTCTCTCAATTTTTGATTATCAAATCTTTTAACAAACATATGAATTGTCTTAAAGATATTGATAATGTTGTGCAAGCAACACAAAAAGAAGAAGCGATCCATGCACTTCTTGGTGTTTATATCATCAAGCAAATCAAGAAAGAATTTCCAGATTGGTTCAATGTTGATTTTTATGCAAAACTACAAAGAGCTTGTGCAAAAGCATATGAAGCTGAATCTAAGATTGTTGATTGGATTTTTGAGGCTGGTGACTTGCCATTTCTTACGAGAGATGTCGTCAAAGAATTTGTTAAGCATCGTTTTAATGAAAGCTTAGCAATGATTGGTGCTGAGAAACATTTTGATGTTGATGTCAGCAAGTTGACCAAACTCAAGTGGTTTGAAGACGAAATTCATGCCGAAGTTAATACTGATTTCTTCCATAAGAAACCAGTTACTTATTCAAAGTTTACCAAGTCATTCACAGCAGAGGATTTATTTTAATGTCAGAATATAGATGGCTTACCGATCTTTCTCGTATTTTTCTTGAAAGAGATTATCTTATTGAAGGTCAAACCGTTGATGAAAGAGTCGTGGAAATTTGTAATGCAGCTGAGAAAATCCTGAATAAACCGGGATTTGCCAAGCGTTTCCAAGAAAACTTTAAAAAGGGCTGGTATAGTTTTAGTACCCCAATTTGGACAAATTTTGGCAACGATAGAGGCTTGCCAATTAGTTGTTTTGGATCAAATATAAGCGATTCCATGGATTCAATTGCATATACTTGGGCTGAAGTTGCAATGATGACAAAACATGGAGGCGGTACAAGTGCATATTTCGGCAACTTAAGACCTCGTGGTGCTAAGATCAAGCAAAATGGAGAGAGCTCTGGCTCAGTTCATTTCATGCAGGCTTTTGATAACCTTATCAATGTTGTCAGTCAAGGAAAAACAAGAAGAGGCAACTTTGCGGCTTATCTTCAAATTGATCATCCTGATATTATGGAATTTTTGCAAATAAGAACTGAAGGCTTTTCAATTCAAGATCTTTCTTACGGCATCTGTGTTCCAGATTACTGGATGCAAGAAATGGTCGATGGCAACGCAGAAAAGCGTAAAATTTGGGCTAAAGTTCTTGAAACTCGTGCTAATCTTGGTTTTCCTTATATTGTTTTCATTGACACAGTTAACAAAAATTCCGTTGACTGCTATAAAGACCAAGGAATTAAAATAACACATTCAAATTTGTGTTCTGAAATCATGCTTCCAGATGGCGAAGAGGAATCATTTGTTTGTGATCTTAGTAGTATGAATATTTTGCATTACGATGAGTGGAAAGACACAGATGCTGTTGAATTACTAGTTTATTTACTTGATGCGGTCATGACCGAGTTTATTGAAAAGGCTAAAAACATCAAGTTTATGGAGAGAACTGTTCGTTTTGCTGAAAGACATCGTGCTTTAGGAATTGGATGGCTTGGTTGGCATAGTTATTTGCAAAGCAAAATGATTCCTTGGGAAAGCATGGAGGCAAAATTTGCTAATTTGCAAATCGCAAAAAATATAAAAGAAAAGGCTTATGCAGCAAGTGCAAAAATGGCTCAAGAATACGGTGAGCCTGAAGTTTGTAAAGGTTACAATCGTCGTAATACAACCTTGATGGCAATTGCTCCTACTAAATCTTCTGCTTTTATTCTTGGACAAGTTTCTGAAGGTATAGAGCCTCATAGGACGAACTATTACATCAAGGATTTGCAGAAGGGCAAATTTACGATTAAGAATTCAGAACTTGAAAAACTATTGAGTGAAAAAGGAAAAGATACAGAAGATGTTTGGAAGAGCATTCTCATGAACGGAGGAAGTGTTCAGCATCTTGATTTTCTTTCAGAAAAAGAAAAAGATGTTTTCAAGACATTTGCGGAAATTAGTCCGAAAGAAATTATTATTCAAGCTGCACAAAGACAGCAATATATTGATCAAGGACAATCTTTAAATCTTATGATACACCCAAGCGTTTCCACTAAGGATGTGAATGCTTTGTTGGTTGAGGCTTGGAGATTAGGAATTAAATCCTTGTATTATCAGATTTCAGTAAATGCCGCCCAAGCATTTGCACGAAATATTCTTGAATGTAAAAGTTGTCAGTAAAAATATTGGTGTGAAAATGAAATTTTCAGATTTTAAACTTAATCCTGAATGGGGACAATTGGTTGCAGACCAATATGGTCGCTACTACCAAGAAATATGGAAAGACAAAGAGTATGATCGCTTTGGGTTGAAAATAAAGAAAGGCGATATAGTAGTTGATTGCGGAGCAAGTATAGGTGTTTTTAGTCAATATGCCGCAAGTCAAGGTGCGACTAAAATCATAGCGATTGAAGCAGACTCTGATACTTATGAATATTTAAAAATCAATACAACTAAAAACAAAAAAATTTATCCCATCTATGGTTGTGTTATGACAGATTTGGGTTCTCAGTCTTACAATTTAGAGCGTATTTTAAATGATTTTAATCTTGAACATATTGATTTTATGAAAGTTGATATTGAAGGTCGAGAGTATGAGTTTATTCTTAATACACCAGATGAATGTATCAAAAAAGTTAAAAATTGGTCTATTGAGCTTCATGTTTGGAGTTTATTTGCAAATAAAGCCGATGAATACAAAAAATGTTTCGAAATTATGGAAAAATTTAGTCTTTGTGGCTTTAAGATAAATGTTCAAATGATACACAAAAACACTTGTCTTTACATGCTTTATTGTACATCTTGATTTCTTGTTGAATTACCTTGTTTTTTTGTTCTTTTTATGTTAAGCATAAAGGATACTCTACTACCAAGGAACAATTTTTGAAGGCGGAATAGCTAATGTCTTGCAAATACATTGTAGTGGTTGGTGGAGTTATTTCAGGTACAGGTAAAGGGGTCTCAGCATCCAGTATTGGCCTTCTTTTGAAGCAACGAGGCCACAGGATTGATCTCATTAAGTTTGATCCATACTTGAATACAAACGCTGGAATTCTTGCTCCTAGGGAGCATGGAGAATGTTTCTTGTGCGATGATGGCACAGAAACAGATCTTGATCTAGGACATTACGAAAGAATTGCCGGTATTTGTATGTCTAAGAATAATATTTGTACCTCAGGAACTCTTTACAAAGAGTTAAACGAAGAGCAAGAATCGGGTAAATATTTGGGCCAAACAATCCAAATGAGCCCTCATTTAACCGATAAAGTTATTGATCGACTAATTGATCTGGGTAAAGATAAGGATATTGTAATTGCTGAAATAGGTGGAACTGTTGGCGATAATGAAAGTTATGTTTTCTTTGAAGCAATTCGTCAATTTAAGCAAAAATTAAAAGATGATTTATTGGTCGTAATGGTTGCCCCAGTTCTTTGGGTTCAAACCATAAAAGAATTTAAGTCTAAGCCATTACAAAATGCCGTTAAAGAATTGCAACGCCATGGTTTGCAACCCGATATCATATTTTGTCGTGGAGACCGTAAAATCCCTGAGCCAGTCTTGAATAAAGTTGCTCAGTTAACAAATGTAAAACGAGAATGTGTTTTTGAAGCTCCTGATGTTTCTACAATTTATAAAGTTCCTTTAGAGTTTTATGATCGTCATGTGGATGACCTTTTTGTAGATTTATTTCGCCTTGGTCGAAGTTCATGTCGTATTCACAAATATCGAGAAGTAGTTGAGAAGTATGTTGGTAATCAAGCTAATGAAGTCAATATTGGAATTTTTGGCAAATACGATAATTGTGATGAAGCATATATGAGTCTAAAAGAGGCTTTGACACATGCTGGTGTTGCAAATGATGCCAAAGTTAATATTAGGTGGATTAAAGCTGAAGAATTAGAAAAATACAAAGATAACCGAGGTATTTATAAATTTTTTGATGATCTTCATGGCATTATTGTTCCCGGAGGTTTTGATAATAGGGGTACTGAAGGAAAAATCAAAGCTATTCAATATGTAAGGGAAAAGAAAATTCCATTCTTAGGAATTTGTCTTGGTTTACAAATGGCGGTTGTGGAATTTGCTCGACATGTATGCGGTTTGACAGGTGCAAATAGTTTAGAGTTTGATAAAGAAACTATTCATCCTGTTATTCATTTTGTGGCAGGGCAAGAAAATCTTAAAAAGAAGTCTGCCAATATGCGACTAGGTGGCTATGACTGTGAATTAACTAAGGATAGTTTGGCACTTGAAATCTATTGTTCCAAAACTATTTCTGAAAGACATAGACACCGATATGAAGTAAATCCTTCATATGTTGATCAATATTCTAAAAAGGGATTAAAAGTAAGTGGTATTCACACACTTACAGGTTTGATTGAAATTATGGAATTAGATCGTTCAATCCATCCATTTTTTATTGGAACACAGGCTCATCCAGAATTTAAAAGCCGGTTGATGGCTGCTGCACCTATTTTTAGTGGACTCATAAAAGCTGCAGTTCAAATGCAAAAAAACACTATAACTGATACACAGCAAACATAAATAAAACATGAGATTTAAACATTTTTTGCTACAAGAGGAATCGGCCTACTTAGCTCAAAAAGTAGGAGATATACTTACTGCTCTTCATGAATTGCGAGATGACGCCCAAAATATGGGAGCTCGTGATTTAACTCAATATTCTCAACAAATTGTAAATCAAATTCGCAGGGTGCTACACAGTAGTTGGCCCAAAGAAGATAAAGTTCATTTAGTTACCCTTCAAAAAACGGCTGTAGCTTTAATGATGGCAATTGATAAGAAAAGTGATTTACCCGGAACAATACAGGCTGTTTCTACTACGATAGAAAAACTTGTAGAAGATTTAGGAGTTCCAATTAGTAAATTGACTCCAACTGATAAGTCTCAAAGTAATTCTGATGATAATAAAGGTGTAGGTGGCCCAGAAAAAAATAACAAGGCACAAAATTCTATTCAGAAATCTTCACCTGAAGCTTCAAGCAATAATGTTGCATCAAGCAAAGCACCAGAACAACCTCAAAATATTGATGCAACGCCTACAGCAACGCCTCCTACAGGTAGTACAGGTCAAGATTTGGCAGCACCACCTCTTGGCGGTAATACAGGTGGTTTGGATGCATTTTAGAGTAGGGGGTGTTTTATTTGTGGCATAGCTGGTTTTGTCGGGGAATCTAAAAATCCTGCAATAACATATCAACTAATCACTAAATTGTTTGAAAAAAGCGAAAATCGTGGCATTGATGCTACAGGTTTTTGGGGTACTGAAACAGGAACGGAAGGTTCTGTAATTTATCACAAAGAGCCAATTCGTTCATCGCAATTTATAAAAAATGAAGTTTGGAAAACAGTAGAATTTTTTAAATTAAATTTACTTTTAGTTCATGCTCGTGGAGCTTCTAAAGGAGTTGGTGAACCTGCAATCAATAAAAACAATCATCCTTTCACCAGTTCTGATAAAACATTGGCACTTATTCATAATGGTCGAGTTGATGATTGTGAATATCGACCTCTTAAACAAAAATATGAAACTAAATCAGATTGTGATTCAGAAATTTTATTGAGAATTATTGAAGGAGAAGGAGAAAATCGCCTTCATGGAATAAAGCAAGTTTGGAGTCTTATCAATGAAGGCCATATGGCTGTAGGTGTTGGCGAAAGATTGCCAAATGGGCAAAGAAACCTATGGCTTTTTCGCAATCAACATCGACCTATTTGGTTGGCTGATGTTAGAGAAAAACTTGGCCAAATATTTTTCTTTTCTGAGCCATCAATTTGGGAAGAAGCTGTTACAGAATGCTCTGTTCTTCGTAATTTTACTAGTGGTCAAAAAATAATTGAAATTCCACATCATCAGATTTGGTCTTTTAAATTACAAGGCAGTCAAGTTCAAAACTGTGATATTGAGCGTTATGAAGTTCATAAAAAAGAAACAAAAATATGGGAATATGATGGTCTTTATCACAAACTAAATAAAGATGAACCTTATTTTACAGTCGTATCAGATCTTAACGAAAATGATCAAATAACCAAAAATCCTAAAAATGAAATGATATTACCTACTGAAGAATTGCGACTTGATTTAGTCAATTCAAAATGTGATGAAATAATAGATGTTGTAAATAATATTCGTCAATATTGCGAGCAGTTAGCTAATGAACAATCTATAAGCAAAAATGAATATGAAAATTTACTTGTTGATTTAGAGCGTATGCGTCAAGATATGGTAAGTGTTAGTGCTATCATAAATCGCTAATAGTAACTCTATTATGGCATGAGCAATAATTTTGAAAATGCAGATGATTTTATCATGGATGATTTAAAACCTAAAAAATCCAAAGTTAATGGAAAGAAAAAGGGCAATCGAGTAGAGCTTGAATTGTCTAAACTATTAACATCTCGTTTTGGCAAAGGTTTTAGTAGAAGTGTTGGTTCTGGTAATCGATGGGGTCAAAAAGTTCAACTTTCCGAACAAGCCAAACAAGTTTATAGTGGTGATTTAGTTGTGCCTGAAGGCTTTAAATTTACCATAGAAAGCAAGGGCGGATATGATGGAATTGATATCAATTCTGTTTTTGTTCGAGGAAATAGCGAATTAGACAGTTTTATGGATCAAGCACTTGCTGATTCTCGTCGTTCTGGCAGAAAGCCTATGCTTTGTTGGAAACGCACAAGAAAGCCTTGGCTAGCCTTTCTTTTAACAACCGACCTTCAAGGTTGTGAATTCAAATATTCAATCAAATATGGCAAATGGACAGGTATAGCACTGGAGCATCTCTTAAAGCTTGAAGATTCTTTTTTTATGTTGCAAAAATAAAAAGCTTAATGAAAAGATCCCTCTTTCGAGGGATCAATTTTTATTCATAATCCTTTAGCTTATAGCGATGAGAGTCTTTGGGCAAATAGTTCTCAGTTCCACCCTCGCTAATAAACCAATGCCAACGATCAGGATGTTGAGGATTAACATTGCTTCCACACCCATCCGTAATAATGAAAACTGCCTCAGGATATTTGCAATTTTCTTTTGAAGTAGTCGCTTGAATTTGCTCTTCTATAATGTAAAAGCAAGTTCCGCCTCCGCCATAAACCTTTTTACTTTCCAAGGTTGTTTCCTGAACCTGTGTATCAAAGCAAAAAAGGCGAACATTAAACCTTTCTGGAGGTAAAGTTCCAGCTGCGGTAAAAAAACGATCTTTCAAATCCCAACATGATCCTGAAGTATCAAGATAAAACCAAACATCAATTTTTGTTTTATCAAAATCATAATCTTCAAATTCCATTTCACTTGGAAGAATCATGTCTCTAGGCAACATTACAAAACGACGGTTGATACGAGCCCATTGTTCTACATCCTTGTCTTTAAAATTCAGATATTTACGAGCCCACTTTTTAATTACCGTCTCCCACTTCTGCTTTATTTTGCGGGGAGGAACTGTAACAAAAGTCCATTGACCTCCTGTGCCACAACCTGCTGGTGAATTTTTTTCAACTTCATTTGGCTTACCTTCCTTTTGGAAGTGCTTTTGAATTGTGCTTTTTAAAGATTCTTTTTCTTCAGCAGTAAGTGATTCATTGATTTGGTCAATGACTTTGCCCCAATCGCCAGATTGTTCACCCATGCCAGTATGATCATCTACGGTACGAGGGCCATTGTTGCTGCCATCACCGGGACCACCATCTCCATAGGTTTTTTCAAACAAATTGTAATAATATTCAAACATTTCATTGTTTGGAGGTAAAGGATCTTTATCTTTAAAAATGGTGTCAACCCAACAATATTCTTCCCAGTTATCAACATCATCACGATCAAAACCAAAATTGCGACTCAGAGAATGATTGACAACAATGTCCATGGCAACATTAGCTGCTTTGGAATTCATGCCTGCATCTTTGGCTCGGATACCGTGATTTAAAACAATATGCAAGGCTTCATGGCAAATTACCCAAAGCTTGTTTTTTAAATCAAGGCGTTGCCAAAATTCAGGATTAAATCGAAACATAATAAAATTGCCATGTTCATCAAATTGAACACAAGCAGTAGGAATAGATTCATCAAATATGGGCTTCCCCATTTGCCAAACTTTGTAGAAAACAGCATGATGTTCTTCCAAGGCACGAGAAATTTCAAACCACTCTTCATTAGTGATGCGCACTTTGTGCTTGGGTGATTCAGCAACAGAAAAATTTGTATTTAAGCTCATGATTCATCCTTATAAAAACGATCAGGGATCGTTTGACCCCTGATCTTACCGATGATAGGTTAGATTGTATATTAAATTACTTAAAGTTTTCGTTGGGCAATTGATCTTCGAGTCCAGCTACAGTAATTTTAGTCAATAACCCTTTTAAGATTCCGTTACGCTCTGTTTTGAATATCTGTTCAACTGTAGAGTCGTTTTCTGCATGAATAGCTTGCAAGCAGTGATTAACAAGTCCCATGAACTTTCCATTAAATACTGGACTATGCAAAATAGATCCAAATTCCCAACTTGATCTTTCTGCTGGATTGATCATGTTTGATGTTTGCACAACTAACTTATCCAATAATTCAAGCGTAGACCATGCTTGATTGCTATCAATTTTCTTAGGAATTGTATTCAATATATTTTTGAATACTGTTGCTCGTTGAGGTTCTGTGTCAACAGGACTTTTTTGCAATGAAACAAGTTCAACATTATAGTCTCCTTTGCTTTTACTGTAAGTCGCAGGAGCAGGACTTCGTGTAACTGTTGCCTTTTTATTCGGGCCTTGTTGAAAAGCAGTTGCTAAGTTGCTATCCTCAGTTAGTGCACGACGAATCTTCTTAACTAGGCGAGGATTTAAGTTCGCCATCATAACTTCTTTACAGACAGAGTGGAATGCCTCTACGCTATCTATGTTAGAGATTATGTAAGACCCTAATTTTTCGTTGATATCCATCATGGATGCCAATTTTTCTTTACTCATGAGAGGCATGAAGAATTCCATTAAAGTAGCTGATTGAGGAATGTGCTTCATGGCACTTGCAAAATTATTCTCATTTTCAAGGAACTTTTTTGCTCCTTCACGATCTTTCTTTGTCAAAAGTTCTTCCATGCGTTCAGTAATTGGTCCTTGATTAAGTGCTGTGTTTAATTTGCTAACATTGCAGCTAATGGGAAGGATATCACGAAGGTCTCCATGGGCCTTGAAAACATCAAGAGCGTAGGAAAGACGACGAGGAGAGACTTTAGCTTTTTCTTCATCGTTAAGCTCATCCCACCAGCCAATAGCACTATCAGCAAGACGCTGTCCATAGGTTGCACGAAACCATTCGGCATCACATTTGTATTGCATGGCTACAGGCACATGAAAGCGGTCAAATTGAGCAGGGTCGAATTTTTCTACATCATAATTCAATGAACCGCCATCCATTTCTTCATCAGGATTGATGGCAGCCCAAACCATTTTAAGTTTGGGGAATTTGTGCCCATTGATAGATTTGAACTGGATCAGTTCCATTACAGCATTTCTAATCTTTTTAGGACTACGATTAAATTCATCAAAAAACAAAGCTTCTACTTCGCCTGTTGCAAAACTAAACGGGCGTACAATATCAAGGTGTGTTACGCCTTCTTGACGATTAAGTGCATGATGCACTACTACAGTTGCTTGATCTTGAGGCATGTGCCAATTATTGACAACCCAATCAATAGCCAAATTTTGATTGATACGACCTAGTTCTTTGATAATATTAAACTGTTCGGGGATTTGATCCTCAGTTTTTTCACGAGGTACACCAACAAAATCGACCCAAGGATCCATGGTGGACGCAGAAAAATATTTCCACTTCAAACCATGGCGTTCAAATGTTTCTTTAACAATGGCAGTTTTTCCAACTCCATGTCGGCCAATAAAAAGTACATTTTGATTATTTTTGACCCAAAAATCTAACTTAGCATTGAAAACACTAGACATTGTATAAGCTCCTTTTGTTTGATAATTGTCAGCAAACCCTTACTGACAATAGACCATCGCAGGACATTCAAGATCAGTCTGAAAAAATAAAAAAATTTTTGACGACTTCGTTGATTGGCAACGGCAACTAGGGATTTTCTAATGATTTTCCCTTTGATGCCAACGAAGAATCTTACCACTTCTTATACAATTCGTAAACTTGATTAGCTGAAAATTTGCAAAGCGTTCTTTTCTGAAACAAAAACGCTTTCTCCAAAGGCTACTTCGAACCAGATGTTATAAATGCCTTCGTCATAAAGAGTTGTGTCTAAATAGAAATAACCATAACTTTTTTCCCTATATTCCACGAGTTGCCTATCTACTACAACACGCAAATCGGCTTCAGCAGGCACACAATCCCCGCACGCTAATTCCATAGACACTCTAAGCTCAGAAACAACGGTTAGGGATTCATAATAAGGGTAGATATCAGCCCCTCGTGGAACATTGGGAGTAACACTGATTAGTATATATCGCTTAGTGCCCTTCCTGATACGGTTGGGGCGAAAGTCAAATTTGAAGTCATAAATTGGTGGTGTTGGAGTAGTAAACCACAAGTCACTATATATTTGAAAGTTGTTGTGAATGGATGCACTAGGGCATTCTCCATCCTCAAAAACTACACTCCATACATCTCTGTATGTGCCAATCTTGTAAAGATTTGAATCAAGATAAAGTGGAACTCTATATTGGCCTGTGCCATCTTTAATTATTTCAGTTCCATCTATAGTTTGCATCAAATGCAATCCCTCAGGATTGTGAGTAGTTCTGAGAGATTCATCAATGAAGTAAATTTTTACATCACTAATCGACTGTACATCTCTTTTATTATTGCTGTTATAAGTAAACAGCCTTAAATTGATGGTGTCGCCACAAGTCGGATTTTGCGTTCTTTCTTTTACCATAGATTATCTAGACCTTGATTTGGCTTTTCGTTGCTCAGCTTCCATTGCTTTGTTTTCGTTTTCTTTTTGCTGAATAAATCTATCGATTAACCAGCGTCTCATCCTAATTGGCAGTCTCATGGAGCCAGACATTTCTAGCCCCATGTGATATTGGAAGAAGAAAATTTCTTCGGCGAGAGATGTCCAAAGCGCTAAGCTTGGGTCTTGCCCTTCTTCCGCCGAGGGAAGAAAAAATTTGCTTCAAGTGGCAAATCCATTTCGAACTCCTGTAAACAACTTGGGCAGACAATTTCTATATTCGTATCAACTCCAAAAGGAGGTTCAGTAATGCAGTTGCGAATATAGGCCACATCGTTAATTGGCAAACTCTTGAGCAGAATTTGAATTTCATTTTTGTTATTGATGCCATCAATATCAACTAACATTACTGCGGTGCGGTAAAGAAGTGTATCATCAGCCGATGCATCTCCAAAAGCCTTGATTCGACGATCACGATGATCTTGAATATCTTGTTCGTCCTTGCCGGTAGAAAGTTTATAGCGGAAAGGCAGCTTGGTAGTTGGTAAAACATCTTGAAGCACAGGACCATAGTCATCAGGACAAGATTCGACATAAAGCGAACTTAAATCGATGCTAGTGCTAAATTTCTTTTCACACTCTGGGCATTTGATTTCTACATCATAATTAGTGCTGTAACTAATACCACGAAGGTAAATAAGCAAATAAGTTCTATCTACAGTGAGAAGAGAATCTGGGCGATAATTTTCCCTAAGACATTTTTGAAAAATCATATTGATTGCTTGTCCTTTGCGGACAAAACGAGGCGTAGCCAAAATTTGTTCTTCTTCGCCGGTCATAGGCCTAATGGCCACAACTCCATCTGCAGGTCCGTCTTCACCATTGTAAAATCGACCCTTAGAAGGCAATTGGATCTCTTCATAAGTGGCATTGTTGCCCTTTAAAGTTTCCAACAGTTCTCGTAAATGTCCAGAGGAACTTAGATTTTGAGGAGTGTTAGTAAAGGCAGGAGATTGTCCAATTCCACTTGCGCTCATTTGAGCATTGGGATTTACTTGGGAGCTAGGATTCATTTGCCCAAAACCTTGTTTAGGTTGTTGTGGTTGAAAATTGGGATCACTTGCTGCACGGGCTGCATTTAAAGCTTGTTGAAATGCAGGAGGAACCTGACCAGTCATGGGAAAAGTTCCACTGGGTGATCCACCTTCGGAAAATTGTGGAGTAGAACCTTCGTTAACTTGAGCACGAACTGTTTCACCTTGAGCCAAAGTATCGGGGTTGGTGTTTCCAACATCTTGACCGGGTTTTCTTACACGGAAATTATCATCAGCCATTTGAAAAGTCTCCTTGGATACTAGTTTAGAGTATATCCTTCATTGGTTAAAATAGTCAGAGTATTATGGAAATAAATCTTCGAAACATTGAAGAAATAATTTTTTTTAAAAAAGAAGTTCAAGCACTTCTTCCAGAGTTTAGGCAACAATTCGATCAATGGCAATTAGCATATAGAATTCCCGGACTTAAAGCTCATGGACAAAGAAGTGTTTTTGAAGTTCTTAATACATTAGAAGAGCGTCATTTAAAAACTTTAGAAACATATTTTGGTGAATCTGTGCTTTTGCAGCGTTTGAATCATAAGATTGTCGATCATTATAATTGCAACATGGATGAAGCTGATCGGCTTTGTGAGTTCACTGAATATAAAGATTTCTGTCTACATCGCAGTAAAGATCAGTTATCAATTACATTTTGGCGTTAACCCAAGGAAAAAATATGAGCGCTATTTCTTTGTTTTTGTTTGTTTTTAGTACAGTTGGCATGTGTCACATTATTGTAGACGGAACCATTCTCCAATGGTTTCGTGATCTTGTTAAAAGCTTTTCTCAAAAAGTAGGCTATCCAAAAATTGGCAGCATAGTTGATTGCTATCTTTGTGCTGGTACTTGGACTGGGTTTTTAATGGGTTATGTTTGGCTCACAGAAAATCCATTGCAAATTTTTGCCTGTGGATGTGCTGGGGGATTTTTATCTAATTTAGCAGCGGTTATTTTAAATTATTTGGAAGCAGCAACAATTGTTAGTCTTCCTGATCAGGCGGAAAATGGCCAGCAATAATAATTTTAAGTACATGATTTTTTGTCAACAGTGTAAGTATAAGCGTTACACTAATGGTGATGATTTGAATGATCTTGTTCAAATAAAAAATAGTAATTTTCAATTAGGTGGCGTTAAATATGATCCTAAGACCAGAACACAATATAATCCTCCGCTTTTAAAACGGACTAAATTATTTCGCTGCCCTAAATGTGGATTTGCAATGAAAGCTTATGATCCAAACAAGCATATAGAGGACAAAAAATGAGTAGATCTGTTGGTTTGATGGATGTTAAACAAGCTCTAAGAGATGCTCGATTTCGAGAAAGTCTTCCTATTACTTTTCAACAAGATATTCAAAAATACCTTAACAATCCGGGCTGTGCTTGTAATGTACCGCTTTATAAGCGTCTAATGACAGAGGCTCGTCAACAATTACAAGCATATTATCCAAATAGAAATATAGCCAATCTTGATGAAGAAGCAAAAAAATTAGCAGAAAACAATTGGCGTGTTATCAATTGTCACAAAGATGAACTTGAAGAAAAATTGAAATCTCTACCTCCCGGAAGAAAACAACTTGCAGTGGCTCGTTATGAAGATATGATTACAGTAATTGTAAATGAATTAGATATTTTGTACTAAATGTTGCTGATATAAATTTTTGAATTTTTGTTTAAATTAAGACAAGCATTCATCATTTTTTCAGGATATTCTTTATATTTTGATATTTCCATAGGCCACTCAGAATTTTTCTTTCTTCTTTGTCCTAGTAAAATAGCATTTTCATATAATTCATAAGCTCTTTTATAATCGGACAATGCATAATAAATATCGGCCAATAAACACCAATATTCTGCCATAGTTGGATATTCAATTGTGCAAATTATAATGTGATTCAAAGATAACTGATAATTTTTTTTAACATATAGATAAACCATTGCCATGTAATAGTGAGTCATGTAATAAGACATAGTTTTTTGCTTTTCTCGATGTAAATAAAGATCAGCATAATTTAAAAATGAATCCCAATTTTTGTCTTTTAGTTCCATGCAAGACAAATAATATGTTGGCTCAGCTTGAAGAGGTTGTCTTTCATACCATTTTTGAGTAAGCTGTTTGATATCAATAGAGCTTTTATTTGGGATTGAACTTAAAAAAACAGATAAATCTGTTGATGATCCTGAAAGGCTTGAGAATATAGGATTTTCAAATTTTCTATTTTCGCTTCGATGCCACAATCGAGAAGATTTACTTGCAATGTCATTTTCTAAAATGTTAAAACGATAACATGCTTTTTTTCCTGCAACTGCTTGCTTAATTTCATCTAATCCTGAAATTAAAATTTCCCATGGTTCAATAAGCATTTGCCAAGGCGTTGTGGATGTCGCAATCATATGGTTGCGAGCATCAGAGATATCGTCTTTAAGAGATAATCGGATTGTTTTTGCTTTATAACTGTTGCAAATATGTAAAGTATTGTCTTTGCTGCCCAAATCTCCTACCAATAATTCGCAATTCAATTCATTTAATGAATCTAAGCAAGACATGATGGTATCAGCATTGTCTTTAGTCAACAGATGAATTGTCAGTGGAGATTTCATTTTTTTTCTCAAACTTACGCTCTAGTAGAGATGCTATGGCTGCTGCTTCTTCTAGCATATCAACAGAAATGTAGTGCTTTTGAAGCTCACGATAATATCGAGGAACATCGGGTTTATCAAGCAGTTCAATAAAAATTTTGGCTATGTTCATAAGCATGTGTCAAAAAAGTAATTAAATTGCAACTAAAATAAAGTTCAGATTTAAGGAGTTTAATGGCCACAGAATATTTGAACAATAAAACTTTTGAAAAGCTTATAGTTAGATTTCAGCAAGCCAAAAAAGAACGGGTAAAATATTTACTACTCATGGATGATATTCGTGGAGCTCAACAAAGGACTTTAAATCGAGGCAAATATCAACAACCTTCAGGTTGGGCTATTATAGAAAAAACTTTTACTTCTATTTCTGTTGAATATTCTGAAGCTCAAGAAAATCTTGCAATTGCATTTTATACATTGTCTGAAAATATCGTTAGATATGCAAAATTTAATTTAATTGATCAAGATGATGCCATTCAAGAAGGTGTAATGATTTGTTTTGAAAAGATTGATCGTTTTGATCCTAAAAAGGGCAAAGCTTTTAATTATATGACTACTTGTGTACTAAATCATTTTCGACAGTTATACAGAACTGCACGCAACTATAATGAACTAAAACGCAAATATTTGGATCATGTTCAAATTCAAATGTCTCATCAATTTCAAGTTACTAAAACAAAAAACTTGTATAAAAAACATAACATAGTCAGCGAAACTTGATATTGAAATCATTTAGTATATAATTTTTTAACTTCCCCGAACAGGGGTTATTTGGTAACTATCTATATGACAAAATCAGGAAAAAGTTTATTTGATAATATTGAAAACCAAGAGTTAATTGAGAAATTGATTGCTTCTGGATTCGGCAAATTAGTCGATGCTTTTTTATTGAACGACTCAAAAGTTTATACTAAAAAAGGTCGTCTAAATAAAAGTGGAGCTTGTCGTGTTTTAAAATGTAAGCCTAAAGAATTAGAAGAAGCTATAAAAGCATGTCAAGAATTGCTTAAAAAAGAAATGCAACTTGATAAATCAGAAGAAAATGAAGATGACGAGTAATTATTCTTGTTCTTGCAAATAAGTGAAATTTTTTGCGTTAGCTGTAAATTTTCTAAATTTAATTAGAAAATAGTTGTATATTTTTATAAATCGCTATCAATTACAACAATTGAATTATCTGATTTAAAAAATTCCTCCACTTCTAAAAATCCCTCCAGCAATTCCTGCGGCAACTGCTCCTGCTTCTCCTCCTCCTCCTCCTCCTAATGGATTATTGACAGCAGGTTTTAATTCTTCTTCTTGCAAATAAGCACGATCAAACCTAAGTGTTAAATCGCAGGTAATAATATCTGCATTGCCCATGTCAAGATCTCCAAATTCTATACTTTGTAACCATATAGTTTCAAAAATCCAAGTTTCACAAGCATTTCCTATACCATCATAAAGCTCAAGAATTGCTTGTGGTTTTTTAAAACCTTCTGCTGATGGTTTTATTTTTGATTCATTTTTAGGATCATAATATTCTTTTATCCATTTCCAAATTGGATTATGACCGCTACCTTGTGCTCTTTTGAGTTCGTAAAGAGTTAAAGGAATTGGCTTCCAATCGGCTCGTCCGGGAAAATATATTGTTTCTGTAAGATGATTGGCTTCTAATTCTTTAAAGCTTAAAGAAGGTCTTGCTCCTTTAAAAGGTGGAAGTGCATCAACGCCTTCTGCACTGATTTCTGGAATTTTAAACAACCAACGATGTTTTCTCATAAAAACAGTGGTTGTGTCGGCTATATTAAAGCCAAATCCCATATCAATTCCCATATATAACCTCCTTAAAAAGAAACAGACCTTGTATTATGTACAAGGTCTGTTTCTTATATATTAGTAATATAAATCCAAAAAATAGATTTTATATAACTGGATATCCACCGCCAGTAACAACTTGAGTGCCAGTTGAACCACTATTGCTGCGTTGTTGCTGACCATTTGTGCTAGGAGCAGAGCAGCCAGTATGGCAAGGATTGATCTGAACGCCACCGCAAAGACTAGTGTACTGTACTTCGCTATAACGCAGAGTAAGATCAATTGTGGCAGGTTCAGTGTTGCTATAATCTAGTTCGCCAAAATTAACAGCAGTTGGCCACATTTTACGCATTGTCCAAGTTTCCATAGCGGCTCCAACACCATCATACATGGTGAGAACGCCTGTGCAAGCATAGCCAGCAGAGGTGGAAGCTTGATACAATGTGGTTGGATTTGTGAATTGATACACAGAAGCCAACCAACTGAACAAGGCAGTCATGCCGGGGCCAGCATTGCCTATATCATAATAAGTTACCGACATTGTTTCCCAAGTGCCTTTGCCGGGAATCCACATCTTGCCATGCAAGTAGTTGATTTCCTGCTCATCAATCGTTAGGCTGGGGCGAGCCGCAACCTTTACGAAAGCTTCGGGAATGGTACCACCGCAGTTGGGGCTCAACTGCAGTGTCCAGCGATATTTTCTTTTAAAAACTAAGGCGTCATTGCCCAGTTGTCCTAGTCCCATGTCCATAATAAGTTCTCCTTATATATCTCTTAGAAGGTTTCAGCGTTTTCAGTAAAAGAGCCAGTTCTGTGGATCGAGAACTCGATGAACATGAACTCAGCTGCACGAGTGGGTTGTACGCCAATTCTTGCACGGAACTCGTTGCGGTCGATCACATCGGGAGTATTCAAAGTGGTATCAGCTTGAATAATGTAGTCATTTAGACCACGACCCACACGAACTTCACGAAGGATTTCTTCTGCAATACGGGTAAATGTTCTGCGGAAGGCATCATCATTTGGATCGAACAAGAGAACACGGCTAGAGGTGCGAATCTTTTTCTCGATGTAGAACATCAAGCGTCGAACATTCACTCTGTCCAAAGCGGTTGGACGGCGTTGGAGAGTCTTTTGACCAAACACCACAAACCCTTGACTGTCTGTGAACTGCACAATAGGATTTACACAGTTGCGATTGCCATACATTAAGTCACGCTCTTCCAAAGTAGGACGATTATAAACATCGGTCACATTTGGAACGAGTCCACGAGTCAAACCTGCAGGAGCGAACCAAGGTGCACCAAGGAAGTCGCTACGAGCAATGGTTGCCATGATGGAACCGCTAGGAGGACACCAAACATCAACCTTGTTAAATGAGTCATAAATTTTGACCCAAGGCCAGTAAAGAGCACCGAAATCGGAATCGAAGCGTACATTGTTCAATGGATGTGTTCCATTTTGCCAATCTACAACTTCTTTTACGGTTAGGCCGAAAGGAGCATCAATAATTGCCAAGCAATCTTGACGATAATCACGGCAGAATGCAAGAAGCTCTTGTACAACAGCAGTGCTGGAATGTCCGGGAACTGCGATCAAGTCGATGTCAACTTGTTCTGGTTCGCTTAAGGTATAGATGCCAGTAAAACCAACAGGGCTGCCCATGAGGAGCACATCTTGTTGATCAGGATCGGCGGGAATACCATCAGATCCACCAGACAAGGAATAGGTGCCATCAAGAGGACCTGCAAGTTCGGTAGTGTTGTCGATTACACGAACATAATCCGACACTAGAGCAAGATAGGTTTCAACATAGAAGCGACTGGCAGAATCCTTTGTAAGACCACCCCAAGCTTCAACTTGAATTGAATTGTTATATACTTCAACATTAAAGTACCTATCATAAATGTTGTTTTTAATGACAACTTGGGTCAAGTTGCCATCAATACCGGGTGAGTCAGCGTTAATTGTAAATGTAAGAAGGCCAGAGTTATTAGGACCTCCATTAACTAAACCAAATGTTTCAATGCCTACATCTCCAGACACGCCTTCAGTAGTCACCCCAACTTTAGTTGTGGTAGAAAGACCAAAAATGTCTGTGGCAGTGCTTGTTGGCTTAATGCGTAAACGAGCGTCAGCACCATAACTCTTTGTCATGAATTTTAAGCTGTCGCCATCAACCATGGCTTCCCAACCACCCGGAAGAGTTCCAGCCTCTTCTGTGCGTTGAGCATTGATTGCAGCAACGATTGTAGCGATATTTTGATCAGCTGCATCGATAGTAATTGTTTGAACAACTTGATCGATGAGTACATTATCAGTGCCGTCAATAACGATTTCTAGGTTCAGGTCACTTAAAGCGGATAAATCATATTGGCCAGCTACTTGATATCCATTGTTGGGATATTTTGTCAAAGAGCCTGTAACTTCAGCACCAGTCATATCCGTTCCAAGACCTGTAGGGTTGTCACGAATAGGATCTCCAGAAACTAATCCACCATAAATTGAGTTCTGAACAGAAATCATTTCTAGTGAAGAGTCTGGTCCATAAGCCCAAAGAGTGCGAACGCCAATAGGACTATTATCGTCGTTTTCATCGGTAAGATAAAACTGAATGCCATCGTTTTCAAAGTCTATTTGGGAGTTAAGTCCATCAACAACTTCAGAAACATCATAAGTTCCAGCAAGAATCACAAGAGTCTTTGTGGAAAGAGATCCATTTAACTTCCAACGGAAGAATGAATCATCATCAAATGTATAAGGTCCAGCAGTTGCAGATTCAATCTCAATTAAAGTACCTGCTGTAGGTACATCAACAGTAGCTGTTGTGGCTTGTTCATCGCTAACAGGATCGATGTCAGCAACACGAACAACATACAATTCGCTAGCAACCAAAAGATACTGATCAGCGGCATAAAGAAGGAAAGGGTCGCCTGAATCAGGATGAGGATTGCCAAAGATGGTATGAAGTTGACGACTTGTGCTAATAGAAGTCGGTAAGTTTACAGGACCCTTAGAAGCAAAGCCGATCAAACCAGCCCTATGGAAGGATTGGTCTGGAGCGATGAAGCTTAGGTCTTTTTCAGTGATTCTAACACTGGGGCTTATTGTGTTAGAGGGGGGAAACCCTTTTAGAATCGCCATTGTCTTATTCTCCCTTTCGAATCGTGTTGTTTATGTGCTTAATGGAAATCAATCCATCGTTTGCTGCTTTATCTATGTATGTAGTTGATCTTTCATCTTCTAAAAATAAAATATTTTTTCCTGCTCCCACTCCCGGAAGATTGAGAGTTGTGAAAGAACGACTGGCCCTCCTAGACCTAATCAATAACTGTACTGGATGTCGTTTTCGATTTGTAATCTCTAACATTCTAGTTCCTTTACTGAGGCTTCAATTCTCGCTAACACTGCCGTTATGGTCTCTTCATTCAAGCCGTCAACAAAATCAATTTTTGTTTTCAGCACTGCTTTCTTTCGTACAATTGGTTGAGGTATATATGTTTGGGCTGTCATATTAAATTCAAATTTAATTATCCTGATTGCTTGGTTACCCGGTTCAGCATTCAGGTTGTTTGCAGTTGAATCTAGCTTGACGGCAATTTCCCAAGGTACACCAGTCACTCGTATGTATGCCAGTTGACTAAATTTTGTCATAATTTGTTCAACTATTTGATTCATATCTTCTCGATACATTGTCCATGCTGTTAGTTGATAACTAATGTTTACTGGAATGCCTGCAGCTGTTCCAAAAACTGTATCTCGATTATATTTTTCACTAATATGTTTACCCGGCTTGCCAGTTGCATCACGCCAAAAATTTATAGCTTTGTGATAAATGTATCTTGTTGTATCATATTCAATATTAGTTTGCGTTAATGCCATAAGAGGCAGACGCAAACGATTAACAACAAGAGTTTCATCTTTGCGTACATTTTCTTGAACAATTGCTGCTACAGCTTTTTCTGGAGGGCCAAGCATTATAGGAATAGGCCATGCTTTGCCGTCTTCATCTAAAACAACTACATTACGAAACATGTCCAACATTGCTTCATCTGTACCACGAATTGATTTGGAATAACGATAAATGACCTCTCGTTCAGGTCGATCAGGATCATTGATGATTTGGCCACGCTGCATAGCATCGCCATCAACACGAGCACCAAATCCAGTTTTTTTCATGGTTTGGTCTTTTAGCCAATTAAAACTATCGTCATTGATGCGTCGTTTATTTTCAGCATCTATATTTGCGTCAATTGGATTTTCGCAATATGGAGGAGAAGAATCTAAGTTCAAGTCTGGTGGACTTGACTTATCATTGCATTGCGAGTAATCTCTCTGTTGATTATGATTCGGTGAATCAGTGCCCATTTATAATCCTCTGGTTTAGTTATTCATTCGGGAAGTAAATATGGAAAAAATCCCTTTGACATATCGATGTTGGGATCAAGGAATACCACCTCAACAAATTAAATTACAAATACCCGGATGGGCAGGTGATAAAAATGCCCACACTGATGGAGATGTTCCACAGCCTTGGCATTGCACTCCATATGTAGAAGCTTCCACATATGGTCTTGAACTTATTTACACATTTGAAGGCGAGTGTCATGTTACTATAGTTGATGGTAAGGTTGTTTTTTCTGGTGATTTTAGTAAGGATGCCATACGACTTCCTCACATGACAATGCCACCTTTTATGACTTTTGCTCCGGGTCATTTTGGCATGTCATCGTGCCTAGATATAAAAGTACCAAATGGTTATGTTTTGAGAACAGAACCCCATCCACGCTTTTATACTGATCACACCAATACAGTTCCATGTTGTATTCCCGGTCATCTTTCAACAACATGGTGGCCAAAAATATTTTTTGTAGTTTTTAAAAACCCATTGCCTGATCAGACTCTTATATTCCGTAAAGGTGAACCTTTTGGACAAATTTTAATTCTACCTCAAAGAATTTCATATGATATAAAAGAAATGTCTTCAGAAGAAGCCTTTAAAAGAAATTTTTTAGATGAAAATATTAACAAATATGCTCATAAAATATCCAAAAACAATTGGCATGATTATATTGGGCACAATTTTAATGATAAATATAAAATTCTAAATAACATATTTGTTAAAAAAGGGTTAGATGGGGTCAATCGATTTTTAGATGAAATAGATAATAAATTGCTCACTCCACAAGTAATGAAGTTTAAAACTAAGCCAATTATAAGGAAGAAAAATGAAGGGTTTTCGGATCAAAAAAAAGACTGAACGACGCCACCTTTATATTCCGGGCGAACCGATTACTTATTTCAAAAAGCCAAAATTGCCTTTTGTTTTTATTTCTAAAGTAAATAAACCAGCACTTTATAAACCTAAATTTAATCTGTCATTTAACAAATAACATTAAGTCGTTTTTGTTGGTTGGTATGCTTGCATCGTTTGAGCAGCTTTAAGTTGTTGTGCTGTAGGTGGAACTTTTCCTGTTAATGTTTTTTGACTTAGTGCTGTATTAACCAAATTTGATAAAGAACTTTTTGTTTGAGGATCTTTAATTTGTGTTAGAGCCTTTTGAAGACTTATTATAGCAGGATCAGGTGGTTGGGCTGCCAAAGATTGTTGTGGAGCACCAGCCATACCAGCCGCCATGCCCGGACCAGCTACCATACCCGGACCAGCTTCTTTAATCATTTTTTGGTTTAATTCATAGAATGATAGCATTATTTTCCTTTATACAATTTTAATTTTAAGATCAGGTTCTTTTTGAGAAACCTTACCATCGCCAGTAACAACATCTTCTTGAAATCTTTGACATATCAATTCAATACGCAAAGCTCCCCACATTTTAAACTCACCAAGATTTCTTTGTACAATTACCCAATTTTCTCGCAAATGAGGAGTGAATAAACGAGATCCAATCTTGGGAGGATGTCCCACAGCTTGTAAAAGGGCTCTGTAATTTAATTCAAATTTCATTTCATCTGGAGCATCTATTCCAAATTGATTGATAAGATTCTGAGATGGAATAGGCTCATAATTACACCACAATTGTACTGGATTGTTTGAAAACAATTTGTTGCGAGCTTCAAGATAAATGGGGTCAATCATATTTGGAGAAATGATGACCTCGTAATAGTAAATTGGAGAGCCGCCTCTTTTAATTGCTTCTTGATCCCAAAGATTAAACAAATCATGTGTACGATCATTTGGATCATACATCTGATAGCTGCCTCTTACTTGATATGGTGTTCCATCGAGATTTTTTAAGGCCATCTTGTCCTCCTCGATAGATTACAGTCCTGTTTCAGCAGACCCGTGAATCAACGGTGAAGGTGCAGGATGAGCGGTAGCTGTTGACGAACCAATAGAAGAACTAGCTGAAGTAGGCTCTACAACAGCACGAGGCCTTCGACGCATTGCCAACTGACGACGGACTTGACTAATCCATGGCTCGCCAAGTTGTTGGGCTGCCTTTTCCATAGCAGCAAAAATGTCTTGCATAATTTGTTCAACTCTTGAATCGCTTAAATTGTGATGAGCAGCAAGCTCAGTATCCGTCATGCCTTTGAGACGATCTGGAACAATTTTAATAGCTTGCTCAAGGCGTTCTTGGGTAGGACGAGTTGCTCCCTGTTGCATTTGGCGAAGAGCATTGATCATCATTTCCTCAAATTCGCTCAAATCAGCACCAGTTACGCTTCCGCCTCTTCGGCCACTAAGAGCCGTGTGCATAGCTCCCATTCCCTCTTCGCTATCAATAGATCCAACCCCTATAGGAGCACCTTCATCATCTTTGCTTGTAATGCGCTTGCGAACATCAATGCCTCTTTTTCCTGCAACTGAAGTTAAAAGAGCAATGATTTCTTTGTTTTTTCGCTCTGGATTATCAGCTAAACGATCACCAATTTCATCAACTGTATTTTTTAAATTTTTACCCGGTTGAAGATCCATAAGAATTCTAGTAAGAGCTTCGAATGCAGCATGTTCGCCACGCAAATCTCTTGGCGAAAATCTGCCACTACGCATGGCTTTAGCTCCTAAAATATTTACCCAGTTTGCTTGAACGCCAGTTGCCTTAGAAATTTCATCTTCAAGAGCTTGAATGCTCTCAGTAAGATTTCTTAATTCAAGAACCTCACGGATGACCTCAATAAAAGTAAATGTTTCTTGCTCAACAAACCAACTCTTAAATTCTGGGATACGCATGATTTACCTCTTTAACTTTATTTACCTTTGTATTTTGTTTTTTTAAATAAAAAGACTATATCCAAAAAATTTTTAGTCTAAAGTCAATCTGGCAGTAACGCCAATTTCTCCACCGCCACTAGGTAAACTAAAAGGCGCTGTTGAAAATCTTTCGACCCAAAGTAATTCGCCTCCTCCAAGATTGGTAACATAGTATCCATAAACTGTTGCCGCTGTGGTGAAAGTAAAAACTTTTTCAGTATAAACAGCCGAGTTTGTTCCTGCTGTAGATGTGGAAACTGTCCAGTTTGCACCAGACAAAGTTGTAGCTGTATATCCAGATTGAGTTGCTTCCGTAACATCACCGAGCACTGTTGTTTTTGATGGTACGATATTATTGGTGAATAGTTTCAATAAGCGTTCACCAGATGGATCTCCAGATGAACCATCTTGTTTAAGTTGATTCACAATAAACTTAAGCATCAACACATCGGCAGTATTTGGTACAACTAAAGCCATTTTAAATCCTTGTGTTCAATTGAATATAAGACATTTTTATTCAAACTGTTTTTGTTGTCTTATCAAAATAGATAGTATTTTATCTACAATATTCTAACAACCTTTCACAGAAACAGGCTCATTTATGGCACTGTATAATAAAGACGGATCTGTATATAAGCTTTTTGGCCCTAATCCAGCCATGAAAGAACAGGATACATGGTCTAATTTTCAACTTCACAATATGAAATGGGATTCAGAAAAATACAAAAATACTATGGAAATAAATCCCATAAGTACTGATCTCAATATTAAAAAAACATTTTTGGACGAATTAAAAGAAACTAAACCTCCTATAAAAATTATCCCACCTAAAAAGGATACGACTTTAAAGCATGATATTAAAATTATAGAACCAGCATCTGATCAACCTAAGCAGGATTTATCTGCCAATGCACAACAGGAATTTGTAGATCGCAAAACTGTAGTAATTCCTGATAAACAGCGAGAAAAAGAAATTCAAAAAGAACAACTTGAAAAAGTTTTTATTCATTGTTTGCCAGCAAAAATCCGCACAAAAAAAGACGATCTTTATGGTGATGTTTTTCAAACTATCCAATACGGTAATCCTACTTCTTTTGAAGGTATAATTCTTCAACAAGAAGATATGGGTATGATTATTTGGACAGATGCCACCGATATTGGTGAAGGTAGTGTTTTATATCCTAAAACAAATTTTAAACGCTGGTGGCGTGTAAGAAAAAAAGAACAAAAAGCAAATGGCTGGCTTCTGAATTGTTTAATTTCAGATTATCAGCCATCTTTCGAAGAAAATTAAGATTTATTAGGCACTATTTTAGCGGCTAATCCAGCTTTTTCCAATTGCTCTCTATGGTCCTGAACAGCTTTGAAATAAGCTTTTTCATATACATCTGTTATCAATTTGTAAAAAGACTTAACATCATCTTCTGTTACTAGATGTGCGCTAACTCTTTCTATTATGCTTTCATTTTGACTATATCTTTCTTTAAGAACTTCAAACATGGCCTTTTTAATCATGTGGCCACGAGGGTTCATTAAATAATCCATCCAATTAGCCATTAGTCACCTTTTTTTCTCTGATTGCTGCATCTAATGCATTCAATGCTGATGCATGGTCTTCAGGGTGAAATTTATCTGCGTTTTGATTAAAATAATTTTTCAAATCTTTTAATTTTTCTACTGGAGCCCTTTTATGAAAAATTGGATCATGTGCTACATGAAAATAGCCTTCTGGTGTTTGTGATTGAAGATTTTGAAACCAGTTTTTGCCGGAATCTGTTCCTATGCGAACACGAGCTTGTCCTCCTGTTTCTGCACCTCTAGGTAATTCTGGCATAGCCATGCGTTCATCAATTGCCTTTTGAACGGCTTTAAGAACTTTGTCTAGATCTTCAGCACCTTCGGGCATGCTAAGCCATTGATGTTCACCTTTAATTTTTTGTTTTAATTCTGTGCTTACATATCGACTAAGAGCTCCGGAGATGGTTGCTTTGTATTTTGATAAAATTTCAGGATGTTGTTTGTTTCCAGAAACCCTTTGCAAATCAATATTGAAATCGTTGCCAAAGATGTTGTTAGCATCTCTAATTTCTCTTTGCATATCAGAATCAGTACTGACTTTAGGTTCTTCGGTAGAGCCAACATCTGGTTCAACCTTGAGTTCTTCTTTTGCCTTTTTAACAACATCTAAATTTTGAAAAGCTGTTACAAGTTGAATAGAGTCCATACCTTGTTCAATGAAAGACTTAATTGTGTCTTCTGCGTATTTTTGAGAATCAGTTGTGCCTTCGCCAAACTCTTGGTGAATAACAGCTAATAACAATACAAGGTCATCAGCTACTTTAGCACGGTCTTGCAAAGATGTTGTGAGTAAATTTCCAATTCCTTCTGATGCAGAACGACGACGAGACACAGCTGCTACAGCTTGTTTTGCTTCAGCATCAGCCTTTGCAGCACGCTCACGCAAGTCAGCAAGATCTTGAAGAAACTTATTGTAGTTTTCAATTCGATAAGGGAATTTCATTCCCGAAGTGTCGAAACGACGCCTTGTTGTGTGACGACGAGTTTGTGTAGCACGAGCAGCATCGCTAAGAGCACGAAGACGGCGTGTGCCTCCACCATGATCTTTTTGAGCATAAGATGAAGCCTTTTTGAAAGCCCATTCTACACGATTATTTTTATCACTTAAGCTTCTAGCTTGTTTTTTTAGATTTAGACTTTCAAGCATAGACATATAGATCAAACCATGAATTTGTGATATATTCTGCATCATAATTGCAGCTTCAAAATCAGTCATGTCTCCACATTTGTTGCGAACGCAATTTAAAATTCCTTGTATAATATCTCGATAGAGACCACTGTGAGGAGCATCAACCATTCTTCCATTTACAACATCAACTTCAGATTGATTTGCAAAAACTTTACTAAAAGCTTCTTCGTATTCGGATGTTCCACGAACTAAAAAATCTTTCTTTTGAGTGTTATGATTAGGATCAATCGCAGCATCTTTTTGAATATCGATTCCATATTGAAATTCATCATCATCAATTTTAACATGGTCTTTTTTGTGACCAGTTAATTTTTCAGGGTTTACTGTTGTTTTAAAATTACCGTTTTCATCTTTAACTTTGTTTCCTTGATCATCTCGCACATATTCACTGTCTCTAAGAGGTCGGTAGAAATGGGCGGATTTTACCTCAGGATAAGGAGCAAGTTCGCCATTAGGCATTTTTTTGAAAGGCATATAGAGTGGTGGATTTATTACTTGAATTTCACCATTTTCTTTGCGCTTAAATGTTACTGGAAAACCATTTTCAGCACCTTCGACGCCCGGATATGCAGGGCCACGAAGTGTTCCATTAGGAAATTTTTCAGCTAATTTTTCCTTTGATAGCTTCCGAGCCTGAGATTGAACCTGATCCATTGTCAAATTTTTGTTTTTCTTAAGCTGAGCTTCAAATTCTTTGCGATAAACATTAAGATATTGTTCAGCAGTTTCACTATCTTCTGCATTAACAGGCTTCCAAACAACATCAGGATCATCAATTTTTCCAAACATGCTGTGTGCGTTTAAATTCATAAAAGCACGCATACGATCTTTAATTGCTCCAAGTTTAGGAATAGCAAATCCAGTGGTAGCATGAGCTCCTTCTGGATCTTCAATCGGGTTACGAAGATCATAGCCATACTTTGCAATTTCTCCTTCAAGACCGGAACCCGATATATGAGGCAATCCAGCGGTGCGCTCAATTTTATGATAAAGACGATTTAAGAATGGCTTAGCTGTTTTTGTAAAACGCCGTTGAGTACGAGTTTTAATAGGCTTACCAGTTGTTGGATGAAGTAGTTTTTCTTTAAAAGAAAACTCAAGAGTTTCTGGGTCATCAACAAAATCTGTAGATTTTTTTAAATGTTCCCATGCAATTTTGTCTGCGATTTTTTCTATTTCATCGTCTTCAAGAGTGGCGGTATACTCTGGTTTGAATTCTTTAATTTTTTCTATTTCTTTTTTGTCTAAAGCAAGAGGCTCTTCAAGGGTTTCTAACTTAGAATAATCGCCAGTTTTCATAGCATCAATAATAGCATCTTCTAATTCATCCCACCCCATTGCTTTACGAGTTTCATGTTGTTTTTTAATTGCATGAAAAAGATATTGATATCTTTGATGCATCGCCTCGGGCCAATACTGATGTGGAAATTGTTTTAAAAAATCAATATCATCTTTGTCGATATTGATTGGCATACGAGAAACATCCCCGTATAAAGCCATTTCATCGATTTTACGAATCGTTGGCTTTAAAAACTTATAAGCTCCATCTTTTTCAATGGCTTGAAATAGAAATTCTCTGAATGATGTTTGCATAACTTACCTTTGGAGTGTTCTTGAAATTCAAATATCTCAACTCGATAGAATATATAACCATAACTAAACACAATTTTTCATATGGAAGCCATGAGTAACACCCTTTTTATTCCTAGACCGACCCAAGATCAATATAATGCACTTTCTTGTGGTACGGGTTGTAACAATCTTGGCCCCACTGATCCACTTGATCGAATTGGTCCTCGTCGTAATAGAGCTAAGGTTCGAGAGCAAATTAAAGATTATGTTCTTACTATGCTCGGAGCTCCAGTTCTTCCACTAGAAATAGATGATCAACAACTTGAAAATTGTATAGATTTTGCTCTTCAAATTTTTGAAGATTATGCTCCTATGGAATATTTTCAATACTATACTTTTTACACAAATGCAGGTCAAAGTGTTTATAAAATGCCAGTAGATGTAGGATTTATTCGAAGTGTTTCATATAAAGAAACAGCCAATTACGCCTTTAGTGCTTCTGATCTTGGTGGTGTGATTCCCCTTGAATACATGGGAGCAGGAGCTTACGGAAGTATTGCCGGTGGTATCAACCCTCAACAACCAGTTTGGGGCAAAATGAGTGATTGGGTTCTTTACAAACAATATGAAGATATGTATAACCGAATATCAGGTCAGCAAGGCGGATGGGAGTTTCTTGGTGGTTATGAACACATCAAGATTTATCCAGTTCCATATCGTAATTATCCTGTTGCAGTTCGTTACCTTCCTAAAAAACCCGATTTTAAAATGGTTACACAAGCAATGCAAGAAGGTGCACTTGCTTTTGCTAAAATAATTTTAGGTCGCATTAGAAGTAGGATTGGAAATCCTCCGGGTCCTAATGGCGGCGTTCAGTTAGATGGAGCTATCATTCTTGCTGAAGGTCTTCAAGAAAAGAAAGATTTTGAAGATCGTCTCTTGGTTCGCTTTGGCGATTTGCTTGGACCTAGAATGATGTAATTATTTAAAAGGAAATGGTCCTTGAAAATTAAATTTTTGACTTAACATTGGCCAATTTTGTTTGGCCCAATTTTTAAAACTTTTTTCTGCCACATCAACAGCAGTTCCCGGACCATCTCGGGTACTACCAATTTCTTCAAATTCTTTAACATGTGTTGCTTCATGAACAATTGTTGATGCAATTTCAACAATAGCTGCTGGTGTATCACCTAATTCTCTCATGTGCTTTAAAACATCAACATGAATCACATCTGAAGGAATGATTTTTTTGGGATCAATCTGAGGAATGTATTGAGCAATTGTTTTCTTCGGCAGTTTTTGTAGTTTTTGACCTAAGGCTGGGTCATTAGGATAAATAAGTTTAATTTGATTTATGACATCTGAACCAATTGCTTTTTTATTTTCGCTGCTAACATAAACGCCATAAGCACTTCCAGATAAATTGGCAATTGTTGATATATTTGTCAAGAGTTTTTGACCAGTCATTTGATCATAAAGACGAACCATCATTACTGAAATTTTGGCTTTAGAATAAATACTTTCAATTTGTCCAGCTTCAACTTCTTCAGTTCCAATGGTGGTTTCAAAAAAATCACCAGATCTTTCTTGCTCTTGAAGCCATTGTTTAAAATTAGAAATCTTCATGCAATATATAGTAGATGGAGACAAAGATGAAAGATTTTTTTAATTGGCGCAAGGAACAGAGTCTTGCAGACTTTATGCCTAAAGAAGTCTCACAAGAAGATTTTGTTCAAATTTGCAAAGAATATTTTGGAGCCACTCTTCGTGGTTCTATGAAGACTTTTCAAGAATATCGTCAAAAAAACCTAGTAGAAGCTGTTGAAACCTCACGCTACAGTGTTGAGGTCAATTATCGTACAAAAGCCGACGAAGCCCTTGAAGGTTTTGCTCGCATTTGTCTTGGCTATATTAGTGCTGCAATGAAAAATCAAGGTTATCACACAAAACATGTTTATAGTGAAAAACCTTTACGCCTAATTGTTTCATCTCGTAATTGGGATGATGGTGAATGGGTAGGCGTTGTAACTTGGCATCCTGAACTTAGATGTTTTGTTTTGAGTAAAGGATTTTACAACCGTGATCGTAAAACAGTTTCATTACAAAACTCCACAAAATGCACAGGCACTTCTGCATCTGAAATTAGCCGTGAATTAACTAATACAATGCATTATTTTAAAGATCAGCCAGATCGACAAATAGAAAAGCTTAAACCGGTTCCGTTGAAGAGAGGTCCAAAGCGATGAACGAACAGTATCATCGGATTGGTAGAGATGGAAGAAAATATTGGGGCAAATCAGGTGCTGGCATTCTTTTCACTGATGGCCAAAAAATTCTTTTATTGAAACGAGCCACTAAAGGAAATCACTTTGAAAGCTGGTGCATACCCGGTGGAAAAGTTGAACAAGGCGAAAGTACTATAGATGCTGCCAAACGAGAAGCTATTGAAGAATGTGGAAATTTTGAAGGTTATCGTTTTGGTGATTATGAAGATATTGATGGAAGATTTCGTTTTACTACTTTTTTTTATGCTATTGATAAACCTTTTAAAGTAAGTATTTCTGACGAACATAGTGATAGTGTTTGGGTTAACATTGATGAAGTAGAAAATTTAAAATTACACTCTAGCTTTAAAGAATCTTGGCCATTTTTTAAGCGTAAAATTTTGTACCATTTCAGAAAATCTTTTTCCGATTGGGTTCAATATAGAGACCCTACTATTCTGCCCTAATAATCCAGCAATATGGTGCTATACCACACAAATAGCAATAATGTGCGTGATGTTGTAGATATTGATTTCTAAAAGCTGGTTTAGAAATCCAGCTATGTTTGTTGTTAACATTTACGCAAAAAAATGATTTGTCAGTTCTTTCTGTGACAATAAAATAATGACCTAAAATTTCGCCGCCTTCTATAAGGGCGGATTTCATTACTACGGCTCGGCCTTGAGAAATAGCCTCATCAATTACGCCTATATTTGGAACAGTTCTTGGACTTATTTTTATGCCTTCTATTCCATAAAGTACTGATACAAAATCACTTAGTTCTGTTCCATACTCTTTGCAACGGCATTTTTTCTTATAATATTTATAATCTTTATGATAGGTAATTGGCCGACCTAGCCATTTGAGGAGGTTCATAATAGCAATGGGACCACATGTAGTCCCATTGCGTTGTCGAATCCAACGATTGCCCATGCAGGTATATAGTCATTAGCACTATTACAACCTACAAAGACCTTCAATTCATTAAGTTTTTTTAATTATTTCTAAACCAGCAAGAGGCTGTTCATTTAAAAGCACCTCGGGCTGAGGCTGTCCAGAAAGATTATTGTCATTAAGGGGCTTAGATTGTTCGTCTGAAACAACATGTTCAACTTTACCCTTGTTTGTAATGGTATCTGGTTGATCCAGAATAAGTTTTTCTCCTGCCACGGCATTCTCCTTTTTAATTTTTTCCGCAATGTCTTGCGTTGTCATTTTGGGTTGGATTTCTTCAACAAGTCTTAAAAGATTCATTGGATGTCCAACTAACTGCATAAAGTAGCTATCCCCTTGAAATCTTTTTCTTGGACCAACAACACGAACTCCGCTGGCAGTGGGCTTTGGGAGTTTAAGGTCACCTGCTGTATTATTTTCATAAATATAGAGTCCAGTGCCAATTAAATTGTTTTCCAATTTTGCTATTTGTGCTTGACGCCTTTCGTGACGATTCATTTTCGATGTATATTTCATTTTACCTTCTTTTTGTGTGTGGGGCTGAAGAAATAATATTTTCTCCAAACACCTCGATATTATAGTATGAACTGTTTTTAGTTTCTGAGGAGATTTTCATGAATGCTACCAGTAAAAAACTTCCCAACTGGTGGGATGTGTATCCACAAGGCTGTAAATCTGGGGATGAAGAACAAGAATTTTTTATTGCTCTTTCTCGAAATGCCAAGTGGCAATGGCGATCAATTGCAGCTATTGCTAAAGAATCGGGTCTTTCTAAACAGAGAGTCGAAGAACTTTTAAATAAATATTGGAAAAAAGGTATGGTTTTTCAAAATCCACAAAACGAAGATCAATGGGGTTATTGGGATCGAGTTCCACATATGATCCCAAATGAAAAAACCAGCATGACTGATGATGATCACAAAAAAAGAATTGATAAAGCTAAAAGTTAAAACTATAAAAAGCTGATGCCGTCTTTTCGGACGGCATCGGTACTCCTTTTACACATGGTAAATGAGTAAATCAATCAGTTTCGTATTCGACTTCTTTTTCTTTTCTTACCTGTCCATCAGGTCCAATCGCATAATCAGGTGGCGTCATGTGATGAACATGATGTTTATGAGGCGTAATTGGAGGTCCGGGAGACATTTTCCAAAGAGCGTCAGGAGCACGACTCATAAAGTAAGCATCAGGATAGTGTGAACGAATATAGCCGTCTGGGTAAGCCCAATAAGCTATGCCGTTGCGTGCTGTGCTGCCACCGCCTTCATCTGTCTGATAGACAGGAAGTTCCCGATGTTTAATTTCAGCCCATTGTAAAAAAGTTTTCATTAACCCGCAATTTCCTTACCAGCTTTTGGACCACCTTTTGCATAGCCTAGCTTGAAAGCAGCATCAGCAGCATAAGGAGTGAACCAAGAATCGGGATATTGATTGCGAATATAAGCATCAGGGTAAGCCCAATATGCAATACCGGCACGACGAGTCGCCTCGTCTTGCACATAAACTGGAAGTTCTTTCTTTACTGTTTCAGCCCATTGAACGAATGTTTTCATTTTTTTCCTCATCTCAAGCTTGAGTGAACTGACTCACTTAATAATATCTATGCAGGTTTTTTTAAATCTGGTGATTCATGAAGCTGCAAAAATTGTCAGTAAGTCAAATAGATCTAGAAATTTTACCACCTACTATTACAGGTGAGTTATTTGATGTATTTATTCGTTATTGTAGTTTTTGTAGAAAAAAGTGTCATTCAAATGATTTAAATCGTGAAATATGTGAGAAAATGAGTGGTGGTAATGGTTATTATTGTGCTTTTTGTTTAAGAAATGGTTTTCACACCAAAAATTGCAAAGATATATTGATTCTTAGTTTTCGAGCTATTATTGCATGGCTGTATTATTACAAATACTTGAGCAATACAAGCGAAAAAATGTGGTTAAGCGAGATTGAAGATTGTATTGAATCACATAGACAGACTGGATTGACAAATCCAGCGTTCTTATATGACCCAGACACTTATCTATGGTTTATTAACTTTGCACAAATTGGTGGAGGAAAAAAGCATCAAACAATTGATGATGTTTACCGCACGATAGTAAACATACTTGTTTGTTTTAATTTAAAAAATAATGTACATGGAATTGATACAGCAGAATTTTTTCAAAAATATCGCAAGTCTATTGAAGAATTTTTTCAAAAGCGTCAGCGTCCTAAAAATCGTTATATGCTTATACCCACCTTTACTAATTGTGGCACTTTACATATTCCTGATCGTATTTCATCAACTAAATTGCGTAATTTTGATTCGCAAAGCTTCGATTGTAAGAAATTTACTTGACTTGTTATTTTATTAAACATAATATTGAATGCAGCGTTTTAATCACGAGTGTGGTTAATTTATTCGCTATTTAAGAAAGGCAAACGAGTTACTATGAGCAATACTCTTTCCGTCCGTGTTTCAGTTTGTAAGTCTACTGCTGGAGACTATTACGAAGGTACCGCCAATATTCTTGGTGTTCGGCCTACTAAGTTGGTTCGTCAAGCCGATAATACCACCCGTTTTCCGACTCGCTCTGCTGTTGCTGGGCGTGCTCGAAATGTAGCTAAGGCTCTTGGTTACAGTGATGTAACTATTGTTGATGCAAATACTATTGCTGCAAATGCAAAGAAGGCGGCTAAGAAGTCTTCTGTTGCAACTAAGTCTTCTCAAAAGACTCAAAAGACTCAGAAGACTCAAAAATCTTCTGGTTCAAGTGCAACTCAGTGTAGCAATTCGTCTCGTTCGTAAGTTTATTTTGACTTTTTAGAAGGGCGTGTCTTTTAAAGACACGCCTTTTTATTTCACTAATTTTAAAACTTCTTGTTTTGCTTTTTCAAAAACATCATCCCATTCGCCTTTTTTAGTTTGGCGAACAAGTTTCAAGCTTCTATACCAAATACTCTTATCGCCATCTATTGTCCAACGCCAATCACAATTCCATGCAATTAAAGCAATAGTTGGTTTATCAAGAGCTCCAGCCAAGTGAATTACGCTTGTATCTACGCCAATTATTAGATCGAGAGATGAAATAATGTCAGCTGTGCTTTGAAAGTCTTCCATATAACTTGACATATCTACAATCTTCATGTCTTCTGTGTTTTCACTTAAATCAATAGGTTGATTTTGCGTAACATAAGCACGAGACCTTGTGTCTTTCATCAAGCTGAAAAGTTTAACTCCTGAAATTTGACTAATTTCCTTAAACATTTCCAATTTACAAGATCGCCATCGATCTTGAGAGTGTTGTGGATTTCCAGCCCATACAATTCCAATTTTATAATCATTTTTATAATTTGACATATCAAACTTTTTTTTGCTAAACAAATAAGGCGTTGCTGGCACTGGAGGAAATCCAAGCAAATAAGGTAAACTCAAGATGGAACAATGATAATCGTGTTCGGGAATCAGATTGTCTTTGGCGTTTTTATACTCTGGCAATTGCACAGGATCAATAGTAAATATAAAATTTGCCATTTCTTCAAAAAGGCGTTCGAGTGATTTTCCACAATGCAATATGATTTTTTTTGGTTTTAAATATTTTAAATTAGACAAATAACGACTGAAGTGAATTGCATCTCCATGGCCTTGTTCGGTGTGAACGATAATTATTTTGTTTTGAATATTTTGGCCTTTCCATTTTTTGATTGGATCATAAATGCGTTCCCATTGTTTCAATTGGTCATAAACCGTGTATCTCCATTCATATTCATTGAATCCCTCAGTCCAGTTGCCTTCAAGCTGTAAAATCGATGCTAAATCAACATGAGCAGCTGCAAAATTAGGATTTATTTTTAATGCTTTGTATATCATTTCCTTGGCTTTTTGAAGATTTTTCATTTCTCCATAACAACCACCAAGCATGGCATACGCAGTTGCGTCTTCTCTTAAAGATAATGATTTATTAAAACATTCAATTGCTTTTTCATATTGCTGCAAATGACGATATTGCAATCCTAAATTGCTGTAAAGAGATGGATTTTCAGGTTTTAAACAAATAGCTTTATTGATGTAATCAATTGATTTGTCATAATCATATGTGTTAGAATAACTAAGCCCAATATTATTCAAAGTTTCAGAATTATTGGGTTCTATAAGCAAAGATGCAAATAAGTGTTCTCTGGCTTTTTCATTGTTTTTTAAAGCATGGTAGGCCAATCCTAAAATTTGAAGAATATTGGCGTTTTTAGGGTCTACTTTAAGAGCTTGGTCGAGAATAACAACTGTTTGTTCATATTTTTGTTCCGCAAATTTTTTACAAGCAAGATTAAAGGCTTGTTCCACAAGTTCTTTTGTTTCTTCATGGCTCACTACCATATTTTAACCTCTGAGGGATAAATACATCATGGAAGCAGTATCAACAAATAATTGTAGTTGTAAGACTAAAACATCAGTCAAAACTATTATACCCACTGTTTCCATCGAGTCTTTAGATGATTACCAAAAGGATTTGGAAAATATCATTAAAGCAGTATATGTTCGAAAGTCTAAAACTTATAAAACACGGTTAAGATCATCTCTGTAGCCGATGGAGGAAAAATGGCTTGTTCTTGCAATAAAGGAGTTAAGTATAAATCTAGAACTCCTATAGTTCGTTCTATTACTTCAGCACGCAGCACTCAAGGAGGAATTGCGGCTTCTATGAGTCCAACTCAACAAAGGGCTCAGCAAGCAATTCCACCGCAACAACCTTTGAATCAAGGCGGTATAGCAGCTGAAAAACGCAAAGTTCAAGCTTTGCGACGAAACGCTATTCGCAAAGCATTTAACAAATAATCAACTATATTTGTTGTTATGCAAAATGCCGCTTTAATAAAGCGGCATTTTTATTTTCCAATGTCAAATTTGTTTTTATAATCAGGTAAAATCCATAATTTTCCCGGCAATTCTGTATTGTAGCAAATACTGCTCATATCCCATTCCATGGATATTGCTTCATTGTGCCAAATTGTTTTCATACTTTTGTTTTTATAGGTAATTGTTACAATATTTTCTTTTATTTGATTGAGCATTAGGCGACCAATCACACTTTCACTTTTTGGGTCTAATATTGTAATAAGGATTATGGGTTCGCCTGAAGCACTGGTTCTGTTTTGATAAATGTAATACATTTCATTTTTTTCTATCATCGCTTGAATTGTTCCCTTATCAATTAAGTTAAAATTAAGCGATTCAATCATCCACATTGGGTTGAGAGGAGTTTTAAGATTTGTTTTAGAAATATTTTCATGACGAGAATAATAAAGATAAGATGGTTCCATTCGTTTAGACCAGAACCAAAATATATCATTATTTGATCCTAAATCCATTTCTTTGCCAGTAATGATTGTGTTAATATGAAGTCGAAAAAGCTTGTCTTTTTGATGAGCTAATTCACCACGAGCTTTGAATGTTATATTGTTTATGGTTAGCCATATGGGCATTTGTTTTACATAAATGTTATAAATTCTATTGTTTTTATCATTGATTTTATCAATAAGTGCAAAAACTACAGGGTTTTTATAATTTTTATTTTCTGGATTTAATGTTTCACAGTCTAGATCAAAAGGTGATTTTTTATTTTTATGTTGATATATTGAAAATATTATAAAAAATCCCAATACAAATATTGCACCAAGCATGAATTTTCTCATAAGGATTCCTTGGGCAAAATAATTTTACTCGACATATATAGATTAAAGCTATGTCTCTTAAGACATTTACCCGCACAAAAAAAAGGGAAAACAACATGTTGTCATATAAACATTGGAAGTCATTGAATGAATCTGCACTTTCCAGTTTTAATTTAGGCTTATACAGCCCTAATAATTTAGGCATTGTTACTCAGTTTGGTTTTGAAGAAGCTAAACATGATAAGAAGAAAAAGAAAAAGATGCCCACAGGTGATGGCGAAATCGTTGATCCTTCTTCAAAGAAGGACGAACCCAAAAAAGATGACGAAGAAATTGATGTTGATGTTGATGTCGATAATGACGAAGACGAAGATCATGAAGATCATGAAGATCATGACGAAGAAAAATCTAAAAAAGATAAAGCTGGTCTTTGCTCATCATGTGGCAAGCTGTGTGGTGTAAAAGCTAAAGCTTGGGCAAAAAAATGCATGATGTGTGGCAAAGGAATGATGTCTAAAAAGAAGATGGATGGAGAAGATGGATGGTCTGATGAAGATGATGAATCAGAAAAGTCTAAAGACAAAAAAGAAAAAGAAAAAGATAAGGATAAAAAAGAAGATAAGAAAGAAAAATCTTCTTGCATGAAGTCCAAAAAGAAAATGTATTCAGACGAAGGTCCTAATACTCCTGAAGATGCCGAAGATCATGAAGAGGAAGAAAAAGATCATGACGATCATGACGATCACGAAGATCATGAAGATCATGAAGATCATGAAGATCATGACGATCATGAAGATCATGACGATCATGAAGATCATGACGATCACGAAGATCATGACGATCACGAAGATCATGAAGAAGAAGACGGCGATGAAGAAAGTGCCAAAGTTTCTAAACCCATGATGTCTAAGAAGAAGATGCTCAAGGGTGGTCAACATAAACTAGACATAAATAAAGATGGCAAAATTGATGCCAAAGATTTCAAGTTAATGCATGCTAAGAAAAAGGCTGAGAAGAAAGCTGAAAAGAAGGATGAATCTTCTGAGGATGCTTGGTGGAACAGCGTTAGAAATATGATGGGAATTGACCCTAACCATAAATTTAGTGATGGTCTTTTCACTTCTATTGATACCAATAACTTGTATCAAGCTGTTCGTTCTGATGGTTAATTTTATATTTATATAAAAAAAGAGACGGAATTATTTTCCGTCTCTTTTTTTATACATGTCTTGTATGCCTTTATCTACAGACCATTTTGGCTTATATCCTAATTCTTTTTTAATCAAAGATAAATCAACTTCAACATGTTTTTGATATGCCGCTTCAAAAGGGCAATCTTTAAAAATAGGTTTTATTTTTTTACCAGTTGTTTTTGAAATAAATTGCAACAAGTGGATAAATGCTTCAGATTTTCCCGATCCTACATTGTAAACTGCAGATTTTTTTGCCTTACTTGCTAAAATATTAGCATTCACAACATCATCTATATAAACCCAATCTCTTTTTTGTTCTCCCCATTTAAATAAATTTGGTTGTTTATTTTCAACAACTGTTTCAATGATTTGATGTATCATGCTTGCTCTAAGTTTTTTATGTCCTTCATTAGGTCCAAAAACATTTGTGTATCTAAGGCCAACAATTACTGCGTCATTTTCTTCAGAAAACTGCTCTGCATATTCTTCAAGAAGTAACTTAGATTGAGCATAGGCGTTTAAAGGATTTGGTCTAGTTTTTTCTTCTATGTAAGGGGCTGGTTGTTTTCCATAAATAGAACAACTAGATGCATAGACAAATTTTTTACAGTTTTTTAAATTGTGAAGTAAATCAAATAATCTAATTGTTTGATTTACATTTGATTCATACATGCTTTCAAAATCTGAATCAGTTGTGTTGTTGTTTGCTGCTTGATGAAAGCAAACATCAATATTTGGTAATTTATGCCAAGGTATTTCATCAACAGGTACTTTAAATAATTTTTCACATTTGGGGCGGTTTTCTTTTTGGATGCCAATAGCATAAACCTTATAATTGTTTGAATGCAACCAATTGCACAAATGGCTACCAATAAATCCTGTTGCTCCTGTCACGAGCGCTGTAATTTTCATTGCAAACCTCCATCTAATACAGTAAAGTAAAAATAATCGCACCCATGTAAAAATTATGGCTTTTTTATGCATATTTTAGCTTTTTTTGACAAATATACTGCCGCAGGATTGCGTCCTATAGCAGTACATCCTGACACAAAAAAGCCTATTGCTGTAGGTTGGAATGAAAATTGGAGTGTGGAACGCTGGCGACCACATTTTCAGACAGGAAATTATAACATGGGCATTTTACTCGGCGATATTGTCGATGTAGAAGGCGATACTGAAGAAGCAAATGATTTATTGGAACGCATGATTGATGGAGCAATAAGGCCCAAATTTCGTAGCTCTAAGTCGATTCACAACTTATTCATTAACCCTGACCCAAATTTAACTCGTCTTGTCGTTGGTGGCATAGAATTTAGAGCACATAAACATCAGTCTGTTGTTCCTCCATCTATTCACGAAGATGGCACTCAATACAATTGGCTTTTTGGAAGTAAATTCCCTATACCTCCCATGCCTCCTGAGCTACTAAATTTTTATCTTAGAAATAAAAAACAACCTGAAATTGTCAAGGTTTTAAATAAATCAAAAAAAAGAACTCTTCGTCGCAAAAAAAGTAATCATATAAACACACAATGTAATAATTGTTTGAACAAGTATTTCATGCACAAAAAACGCTTAATGCTTGAGGTAAGAGTTTTACAATCTATGAATAGTCGCTGGTTATGTAGAGGTTGTCGAAAAATTGATCTACGAGATAATGTGCGGGAGTTGCGAAAAATTTTAGATTATTAAAATGAACATTCCTGATTGTAGTTCGAATAATAATTGAATCTAGTTTTTAAATGCTTCCCCATAGTAACAATGTCGTTTTCATGAATTTTATGTCCCCCAATAGGTCTTTCAATAGCCACAATTTTATGACCTTTATTGTTTAATCCTTGTTTTGTTGGAATGTATCTTTCCATCCATTTAAAACAATCATCATCTTGAGCATGCAGCAACACAAAGATTGTTTTTTTAGAAGCAGGTGGAATTTCATCAGGTTGAAAAATTGCACCATTGTGTGATATAACCATGTTATATTCTTCTATTCCAGTTAAAGCCAACTGCAAAGCAACTACGGCTCCTGCAGAAAACCCTGCCAATACAGTTTGTTCTGGTTTAAAGTCATATTCTGTTTGCAGGTTTTGTAAGAAACTTTTAAGTTTAATTATTGTTTCTTGCAATCCGATAATAGCTTGTAATTGATCATCTTTACCATTTGGTAAGGGATACCACTCTTTTTCTGGATCAACACCAATTAAGAGGAATTCTTGCAGTCCTCCGGTATTTGCATAAGTATTAAGCAAATATTTGGCTTTAGAGCCTCGACCGGAAAATAAAACAAGAACGCCTCTTTTTTTATTTTTTGGCACACTGACAGTGTGCTTGAAAACAATCATGAAATGCCCCATGCCTCATATGGATCAGGCAAGGGATTGCTGGATAATTTTTCAATTTCTTGAACTAGGTTGTCAGGCAAATAGTTTTGAACAATAAGCATAAATTTTTCTGCCTGCTTTTTATCGCATGTATTGATACATTTGCACAATAGTTTTACATCATAGCCTGTGCATTTAAATGCTTTGCAAGGATCTCCTTTTTGCAATAAAGATTCATCAAATGACCAAAACTTTTTATGCATTTCTTCTTTTACAAAATCCAGAACGAAAGATGTTAAATCATAAATCAAATTAACATGATTAGGGCTAGAGAGCCAAAAATTACCAAGAGTTCGATACTCAAATCCATAATCAGTGCCACGATGACTGCCAGCATGTCCGTAAACTTTACGGCGATCTTTGGAAGTTTCATCTGTATCCATTAACAAGGCAGGAATAGCAATAAACAAGTCCATCATGCGAATGGCATTTAATGCGTTTATTGAATCAGAAAAATCCTTAGCTCCAATGTGAATATGCCCCCCAGCAGTTCTAAAAGCTGTTTTAGAAATAACTTCATCAGGCGGCAAAATACAACGCAAAGTATATGCGTCCCATTCTGGATTACAACCAGCAATCCTTGCGTCTTTGTCATTAAGTTGTTTGATTGGATATTTAGCTGATGCTTGAATGGTAAAGCGAGCAGGTTTAAGGATCTTAGAAAGATTTTGTAATGCTTTACATATATTTTCAGTTGCTTCTGCTCGATTTTTGCTGGGTTTAACAGCAATTTCTGCAAGAACATTATCATAATAAAATTTACTACCATTTCGACTAAGTGCAGCTTCTTTTCTGGGAAGTAAAGAAATAGCACTTTGCAGATCATCCCAACGAGAGACCATAAATTCAGGATCAGTTCCGAAAGTGAATTCCATAAAAGCTCCTTGTTAAAAAGAAAACTAACGCAATCGATGCCAATATGGAATTGGCACTTTTTGCTTAAGCGAATGCACGATAATATCAAATGAGTATGAAAGAATACCCAATCGATTGTGAACTTCATCTATATTAAGCGACTCGGGATAATTCATTTTTATATCACGATAAAATATTTTTTTATCACCTAGTCGAATAATTTTGTGCAATGCAACTTCACAATCTTTAATCCATTGAGCATCTTTAACTTGATATGGGCTAATAGTTTTCTCTTTTAGAGCTTTGATTGTTTCTTTAAATGATGTTCCTATTTTATGACATAATCCTATTCTTATTAACCAAGTATAAAGCGACAACATCGGAGGAGACATCAACCAACGACTGTTGCCTTGAAAAAGAAAAACACCAGTTTTTTTACGATCACATTGTGGATTGGCTACTTTTCGCACAATTGTTTTTGACATTTTAATCCGAGCTTCAATTTGATTTAAAAAATCAACACAAGATGGAATTAGAGAAGCAAGTTTTTTATCTTTAGAATTACTTATAAGAAGCCTTATTTCTTTTAAACAAGGTTTTGGATCATTTAAAGGGCTATATAAAAATCCATACAATTCAAACCCAAAATTATTCACGGTAGCATGAACAACATCGTGTAAAAAATCTTTACACCACACAAATTGGTGGCATTGTTGGTATTTGTCTGAAACCAATGCGTATTCAAGTCCCTTCTTATAAATTTGTAAAATAGTATAACTATTTGGTTCATTATACCAAACAATATTTCGTTTATAGGTCTTGAGCGGTAAGCGAAGACCTTCACTTGCATTGTCTGTATTAAGGATTTGCATACCGCCTTTCCGGTAAGACAGATAAACCATTTTATATGATTAAATAAAACGGACAACCAATTTTAGTAAAAAAAGTATCTATTCAGTACATATGTTATGCATGGATTTCGTTGTTTCATCGATATTAGCGGAGATAATGCTAAGCTTATTCAGCTTTATTTGCATGATTTCGATGTGAAAATCGCTGAAATTATCCCTTTTAATAGGGCGATCACAAGCAAAAATTTATTATACTTTTCATCATAATCAGATTTCACCAAATAGGTTGAAAAAATATGGTGAAAAAATTTTAAATATATATGGCATTGACTGACCGTTGACGAAATTCTTAATGTTGCTGACTACAGTAGCCGTAATGTTTCTTATATAATTTCTAGGAATCTCAACGAGGAAGCTTAATGTTAATTGGAGCAGGAGATTTAAAGTTTTTACTTTCAGGCGGATTGACAAATACTGATCCTAATGCCTCTCTTGGCGGTGCTCCGTCTGTAAATCCTATTGCTGGAACCACATTGTTTCAGGATGTATCAACAAGTGAAGCAACTGCTGGTTCTACTAAATATCGTTGTATTTATCTTAGCAATGATAATCTTACTGAGACTTTGTATAATGCATCTATTTTTGTTCAATATGATGTTCCATCTGGTGCTGATGTTAATCTTGGGTATTTATTACAAAATGATCGTCAGTTTATCACGGTAACCAATGCATCTACTATTACCGGTGGCAATAATGTTTTTTCTTATTCAGACACTAGTGTTCATGGTGGTCTTGTTGCAAATTGGAGTGTCAGTGTCGTAGATTGGGCACTGAACATTCAAAGTGCTCTTAGAACCGTTCCAAATCTTGAAGATATAACAGTTTCTGGCAGTTATGATTCTATTTCAGATTCTACAACATTTGAAATAAATTTTATTGGCTTGGCTGGATATCGATTTCATGAAATTTTAGTTGAAACAAATAACAATTTAACTTATAGTGGTTATTCTCAGCCAGTTTTAAATATTTATAAAGCTGTTAGCGGGAGTCCTATTAACAGTGAAGCTGATTCTATTGATACAGAAATAACTCCTCCTACAAATGTTGTTTTTAGTACCTCTGCATTTCAAGTTGGACAAATTAGAAATCTAGATGTTATACCTGTTTGGATAAAGCGTGTTGTTCCACCTAATGCTGCTGCTACTCAGGATGATGGATTTACAATGAGAGTATCAGGCACAGCTTTGCCTTAATGAAAAGAGTGCAAATGATAACAGCTATTGCTTTTTTGCTCATAATATGCAATTTTGCAGACCAGCCTCAATTTCAGGCAAAAGCTGAAAATTATGAGTCTGTTATTGAATTAAATCGACGCTATAACAAACGAATTTTTAATACTGAGTTTTGGAAAACCATAGAGGTAACTGATAAGGACGACAATAAAACAAAATCTTTTACTGAATTATCAAATCTTCAACAACATGTTTTTATAATTGTTTTAGCTAATCAATTATTGGAGCAATCTGAAAAACTTCAAAGCATTTGGGCCAAAGAGATAGATAAGTTTAATGATCCAGAATACAAATCAACTTTAACAAAAAAACAAGTGCAAAGTTATTATAATGATTTGCTTGAAGTTCGTCGTGAATTTGTAAATTCTTATTGTCAATTTGTTGAAAATGTTTTGATCATTTTAAAAAATGATATCACAGAACCTGAAAAAAAATCTTTGCAGAATAAAGCTTTGAAATTTAAAAATAATTTAACTTCTAAAAAGGAATAAAGCATGGATAATTGTCCTTTCACCAACAATCCCTGCCCCAATCCCAAAAATATGCAGGTTCCAAAATTAGAAAATAACATTGAAATAAATTGTGACGCTTGTCAAGTATGTGGCCCATCTTATTTTCTAATTTGCCAACTGAAAAATAATTTAAATATGTTTATTTTACAAGACGCATCAAAATTACAAAAATATATTTGTAAATTTTGTGGAACATCATTAACAGAAATTGCTAGTAAACATTTTTTTGGTTGTCCTGATTGTTACGATGCTCATAAAACTATTGCCTTACAAATATTTAGCCGTTGTCAGAAATCATGTAAGCATGTAGGCAAAATGCCCAAAAATTTTGAAGATCATTATTTTTTAGAAAACATCAAAGAACAAATTCAAATATTGGAAGAAAAAATAGTTAAAGCTGTAAAAGTTGAAAATTATGAAATTGCTGCAATGTTAAAAAATAAAATTGAAGAGTTAAAAAAGGAGATTAAAGATGCGAAATGAAACATTTCTTAAGTGGTGGTTATTTTATATTTTGATGATTGTTGGTACTGCTTATGCATTTTTTTTGCAAATTCCACAAACTATTTGGTCAAAGGATGCAAGTTATCTTAGTGCTTTTACATTTTTGATATTTGTCATTCAATCTACAAACTGTGGCAATCATATTCTCAATATGGGAGGCCGTAAAAGTATGGATAAAGAAACCTATGAACTTTTTGCTCGTCGTGAAGAACTAGGTTGGTTTATGAGTGAGTTTTGCCTGAACCTTGGCATGTTAGGCACTATTATAGGTTTCATTATGATGCTTACAGGGTTTGAAACACTTGATCTTCAAAATATAAAAACAGTACAAGGACTTCTTTCTGAATTGGGAAAAAGCATGGCAACAGCACTTTACACCACACTTGTTGGTTTGATTTGCGGGCAGTTGCTTAAGCTACAGTATTTTCTTTTCGCTCAAAGATTAGAAGTTTTTAAAAATCATATAAGTGAGGAGTCCAATGCAGATGAAAAGGCTTTATAGCTGCAACACTTCTTTTCTTGATCTTCTTTTTAATATGCTTCTTGCTTTTACAGCTATGTTTGTTTTGGCTTTTGCGATGATAAATGTAGACAAAGAAAATAAAAAATCTTCTGTGCAAATCAAAGCAGAATATATGATAACTTTGTCTTGGAACGACGAAATGGATGATGATATTGATCTTTATGTAGAAGATCCAAGAGGTGCACTTGTTTGTTTCCGTCGTAGAGAAGATGGACTCATGCATCTTGATCGAGATGATCTTGGTCATAGAAATGATTTTGTAGAAACCCCAAATGGACAAATTAGATATCCATATAACAGAGAGATCGTCACACTTCGTGGCTTTGAAGAAGGTGAATATTGCATAAATGCTCACGCCTATCGTAAAAATGATCCAAAACCTTGTAAAGTTAGTGTTATGGTCGAAAAGTTAAATCCACAAGTAAAAACATTGATTGTAAATGAATTGATACTTGAAAAATCAGGAGACGAAAAAACTTTATTGCGTTTTAAACTAAACAAATCTGGTGATATGGTGAGTCATAATACACTGCCAAAATCATTAACGCAGGCTCTTAAGCAAAAAGGAAGCTAAACATGGATTTATCTTTAATTGGCATACCATTCACCTTTGTAGTTATTTGTGCAGTATTGCTTTGGTTTATTATTCTTGGCAAAGGACATTGGTTAATTAAAGTTATAGCAGTTCCTCTTGTTCTTTATTTTAATTTTGTAATCTGGAACAGTTTAGGAAATATATCTGGGTGGGCTGCTGAATCGCCTTTGCCAAAAAAATTTGGCATGCTTTGGGCTTTTGTTCATGAGCCATCTAACAGTGATTTCAATAAAAAGGGTTATATTCTTATTTGGGCCAACGCTCTTGATGATGAAAATGAAATTGTTGAAACTAAACCCAATTCTTGGCTAGCTCCTTTTTCATCTAAAAAAAATTCTGATGAACCACGAGTTTATAGACTTCCTTATACTCGTGAAACACATGAAAAAGTTCAACAAGCCATGCAATCTTTAGCTAAAGGTAAAAAGGTTGGTGGTTCTCAAGGCAAAGCAAAAGGTGAAGGACAGCAAAATCCTGAGGGATATGGCAAAGAAGATGGAAAAAAAGGCCAAGGAAAAGATGGAAGTTTGAGTCAAGAACAAGAGTTTATGCTTTATGAACTTCCACCAATTAAATTACCAGAAAAAGATTAACTATTGTTGTGTGACGCAATCCATTCATTCATTTTACGAGCGTCAATGATTCCAAATCCTTCAAAAAAATGTTGATTTCCAAAATTAGGGTTTGTGGTTGGAATAGTATATTGCTTCAATGCTTCAATGTAATCTTGGGCATTATTGAGTCGTAAATTCATTCCTGTTTTACGCTTATATGATAATAGAAGGCATCCAATACCTACGGCAAAAGGATTTGCCATGCTTGTACCAGAAAGTACTGCATACCAATTGTCTGGTACGGTGCTCAAAATCTTTACACCCGGTGCTACAAAATCAAGATCTGGACCAGTACAGCTAAAGTCTGCACGATTAAAGCTTTCGTCAATTGCTCCAATACCAATGCATTGCGGATAAGCTGCTGGATAAAATATTTGACGAGTTTTACCAGCATTTCCTGCGGCACACCAAATAATAACTCCACGATCAGTTGCGTATTTTATTGCATCTTCTACAACAGGTATTTGTGATGGCGAACCAAGCGACATAGTAATAAAATCTACTCCTTGATTTGTTGCCCATCTAATTCCTTCTGCTACTACATCTAAATTACCATTTCCCAATGAATCAAGAACTTTCACTGGCATTACTTTAGTTTTGGGTGCAACGCCTACAATCCCAATATTGTTATTTAAGGCACAAATAATTCCTGATACATGACTGCCATGGCCATTATCATCTTGGGGAGGTTTGCTTGGATCAACGAAGTTTTTACCTTGAAGAAGGTTGGGGGCAAGGTCTTGATGATTAAGATCAGCCCCAGTGTCTAGTACGGCTACAACAACACCTTCTCCTTGAGTGTAGTTCCAAGACTCAGGAAGATCAAAAGCAGTAATTTCCCAACCGGATCTCTGTTCTACATCTTGAACAGAAAGAACTTCTTCTCTTGTGAATGGAAGTAACCCAATTTTGTTAATTAGCGCTGATAGGTTGATTGACAGACTCATTTTTTTGCTCCATTTTCCAATATCCTGCTCTGTATTTTGCCACAATAAATTCAATTAAGTTTCCAATAACAATGGTAACAACAATTTGTTTCATTGCAGGCAGCATAGGCTTGAGCCACAAGGGTGCAAATGATTGCATTACATAATCAAATAATTGTCCCATTGTTAAAATAACAGCTGCTCTTTTATCTGGTCCTTTATCAATAATCGTTTCAACATATTGAATAAGTTCATCGGTGATGCATGTAAGAAAAGTTGTTGCTTTTAACAAAACACCACGGTTAATCCCAAACCAACTTTTGGGATTGGGATTTTGAGCATCCCATTGTTTTTTTGCATCGTCTAGAAAAATATTTAGCTTTTTTAAAGCTTCTTGCACTTCATCAGTGGTTAAATCTTTTTGCATATTACCTCTTTATGTTTTTATAAATTATATATGACTCTTTTACATTCAATTGTTTTCTGTCATTGGAATCAACAATTCTTTATAAGTTTTTAGTGCATTTAAAAAATGGCGTTTTTCATGTTTTAGTTTTGCAAAATCTTTCACATCATCAATCATTAAGCAACCAAAATCTTCAAGAGTTTTACTGCGACTATCAATAGGAATTAAACCAATTGCTTTTCCTTGTACAAAACCCGGAACTGCACAATGAACACGAGAAGAAAGTACATAATCAGCTTCTTCCATAACTTTTAAAGTTTGATAGTAGTTTTTTAACAATAACGGTCTTGGCAAACCAGCAGACATAGCTCCTTCGATATCTAATCTATTTGCAACATATACTTTTGGTTTAAATTGATTGTAAAAGTATAAATTCAATTCATTAAAATGATCTAATTTTTTAGAGCATTGCCACCCCGATTCAGATATAGATTTTCGAGGATCAATATAAACAAGTACATTATTTTTTCTAAGTCCTTCGTTGATAGATTCTGTGCCATAGCAAAAATAAGATGGACATGGCAATAATGTAGAATTTACTTTGGCATTTTGAAGAAGTTCATGTGCAATATTGTCTCTTACAATGTTGATACATTGTAGATACAATTTTTGAATGCCGTTAATTTCTTCTGAACTTTTTAAAATATCACTGTTGATATCTGAAATATTTAAACATGACCCAGCACCCAAAAAAATTTTTTTACATTCTGGATGTGCTTCAAATAATCTGATTAAATTTTTATACTTTGTAGAAACTTGAAAATTATGCCACAACCATGGAGTTCCGCAAACAAATAACATGTCATATTTTTTTTCTGTTAGTAATTTGCTTTTTTCCATGGGGATTAAATCTTGCAGAGTAATATAGTCTGTTTTGCAATTTGGAAAAAAGTTTTTAAGTATATGTGTGATTCCACTGACAATTACACCATCAGTAGAATTGTTTTTATTTGCGCCAGTAAGTAAAAATTTACATGTATTTTGCATTAGAAATTTCAATTTTGCAATCTGCTCCATGGATGTAAGCTTCTTGAATGAATGGTTTGTGCATAGCTATTGCTAAAGCTAATGAACTACTTTGGTTTCCTACAAATAATTCTGCTCCGTTTATAATTTGTGCCATTTCAAGAAAATCTTTAATTTTATAATAATCAATTTTTCCAAATTTGCTTTCAAAGTCTTGATGCTCTTCTGGAAGACCTATAAAAACAGAACTTTCTTTATTGTCTGCAAGTATTTCTTTGTATTTTGTATTTTCATTTCTGTATCTAAAAGATCGGTTAAAAACAACCTTGGCTATATTTTTAGAATCACATTCAATCCAAGGTTTCTGTATCTCAGAAAAAGGAACAGAAAAAGAAGCTAAAATTTTTTCACACAAGCTTGGCTTTGGAGGAAATATTTTTCTAAATATATCAATATCAAGAGATACTTTTTGATGCTGATTCCATTTTTCTACTTTTTTTATGTAATGTTGCAATTCTAATAATGGAATGCTCATCTTTATAAGTTCTGGATTAAGACCGCTTATTGTACCGTCAGGTTTTCTAGTTTTAAGACCATCAGGATTTAAATAAAGTGATCCACCTCCAAGATACCGTATTACTGGCAAACTATACCATAAATCTCCAAGATCACCTGAGTGCTTGAATGTTGCAGTAAATGGAGAAAATGGTCTAATTATTAAAGGTTTAGATTTTATTATTGTTCCAGAACGATGAATGCGACTAACAACACGGCGTGGTTCTGGATTAGGCAATTTGATAGGTTGTGGCGGATGGCGGCGATTTTTTAATGCTTGCTCAATCCGTCTTTGTTTTTCTTCATCGCTTTGAATTCTACCACGATGTTTCATTAGCCTTGTGCCGTAGGTTGCTTTGGAGAAGGAGAACGAGGTTCTGAATTAGTAGCCATGGCATTATTCATTCCTTGATTTGTCTTAGATGCGGTTATGCCATAACGATTAGATATTTCAGATGCAATTGTATTGTACAATTCCATTGCAACTTCTTTGCTAATTTGTTTTTTATCAAGTGCAGGAAAAAGCTTCTCTTCTAAAACTTTACGAATAGCATTTCCAACATCTTCAAGAGTTTTGGCTTCTTCAGGTCCACCCGGAGCAGTTGGTATTTTAGGTTGAATTTGTTCTGGCTCATCTTGCTGCATTTGAGGTTGAGGCTCGCCAGAAACAGGAGGCATTTGACCAGCACCAACAGCTTTTTCTGCTGGCATATCACCAGCTGATGCAATTTGATTGTTCTCTAATAAACGACAAAATTCATAAAAACTTTTCATTTTATCCCTTTGATGCTGCTGGTGTTACAAACTGATCTTGTGGTAAATAAACAGGTTCAGTTGATCGTTTTAATTTTGGTATTTCTATATCTGTAGGGGCTGTTGTGTTGGGGTAAAAAATTTCTAAAATACAAGAGACAAGTGTTTGGGCATACATATCTCGTAAATTTGGTGGCACATCACGGTAACTTTGAATTTTTTGACCAACTAATCGACGCACTAATTCTTCTTGAATTTTTTCCAGTTTAGGCAAAGCTAATTGGCGAACACTATCGTTAACATTTAAATTAGTTGATTTAAGATTTTCCCAAACAGGGTTTTGTGCTTCTTGCATTTTCCATTGAGAAAAACTTTTCATTTTGGTTCACCCTCAGGAATGCTTGTTTTTATAAGTTTTTTATTTTTCTTTACATCTTCTTGATCATCAGAATCAGAAACTTGTTTGCGAGCATTATTGATTTTATTTGCCCATGTTCCAATTACATCTGCATCAACATCAAGAAGCTCTCCTAAACCTTCAGCATTATTTAGAAGAAGAAGAAAATTGTCCCAAAAATTTTCATCAATCCCAATTCCCGTGCGGATAGCTGATGTAGCCTTATTTTCCACAGGCTGCTTTTTTTCTTTTGCTAATTCTATGCTTTCCCACAAGCGTTGAAAATTCATGACTTTTCCTTCTTGCCAAACATTTTTTCAGGATTGCGGATCGTAATATTTTCTGGCTTGCCGGGAGCAAAATTTTTGCTTTTTGCGCCACTACGGCCAAAAGCACGATCAGAATTGGATTGACTGTCATCCAAATCGCCTGCAGAAGAAGGACTATCCTTAGAGAGTAGTTCTTCTAACCATTGTTTGAATCCCGGTAACATAACTTATTTAGCTGGTGAAGCAGTATTCTTATGCATCTTTACTTCTTTTAAAGGATTGGAAATTTGCAAACTTGCAGCTTTTGCCTCAAAAGTTTTTTTGACTTGTTGATAAACCTCTAGAGGAGGATGATTTGGACAGGCATAAAAGGTTAGCAATCCTGTATGAACACCATTGACTATTTCTGTGCTACATAGTTTTTTTGCACTCAAATTTTTGCAATTAGGCATATTACACTGCATTGAACCTCTAAAAATTAGTCCAAATAATCTCAGTTTCCTTGTTGGACTTATTTATCTTCTTTTTAAAAATATTCCAATTTTTATAAAATCTTTTATAAAGAGGTGATATGCAACCACTTAAGACAACTTTTCCACTAAATGAATTTAACAATCGAGATAATTCCATGTGTTCTTCAACACTTATATCGGAAGTGATCTCTTTGCCATCATATAGGTAAGGTGGATCGCAGTAAAGCATTGTATCAGGTGAATTAAATGCTGTAATTACTTCTAAAGCGTTTTTATTTAAAATAAAAACTTCTCGCATGCGTTCTGCGTAACCTTCTAAAGTAGAAATATTATTCCTCCATGCTGTTTGACCAGCAGGTTTTGCATATTTTTGTTTAAGACCATTTTTGCTCATTTTACGCAACATTATGTCATGTAAGGCTTTATCGAGATAATCTTCAAAATTTGTTTTATTTTCTATCGTTTCAAACGATTCTGCACAGTATTTATAAAGATTCATGCGACGAATGAGTTCATCGGATTCATCTCTAACAGCGTGAAAAAGACCAATCAATTCACCATCAATATCATTGAGAATTTCTATTTGTGATGGCTTTTTTGTAAAAAGAAGATTGCCACCACCACTATAGGGCTCAATATAGGTCATTGCTTCATAATTAGAAGGAAATAAAGACAAGACCCATTGTCTCAGTGGCCATTTTTCTCTTTGAAATTTAATGAGGGGACGAGAAAACTTCATATATTCCCTTTAGGTATAGCGCTAATTTGATGGCCACACATTTTACAAGTAACATTATTTTTGCCATAACCTGTTTTAGAACCTTGCCAAAACCAACCTGACGATTGATTTTTCTTTTCACATTCAACACATCTACAGCTAATGACTTGCTCTTCCTCAGGAACTGAGCCGTCAATGTAAAAATAACAATCTTCATTTTGTGTGGTATTGTTCATAAATATCATTAGTAGTAGAGAAAGGTCACATGATAATTTCACCGCAAGCTTGTTCAAATCCATATACTCTTCCAAAATCTACACTTTTGGCTATGTTGAAGACCAACCCTGATTATAGTAAGGCAGTAGTTGCTACAACTGGTGAAGTAATTGATATTTCTGGTATTTCAAAAAATGTAATACAAACAAACATAAATAAGAAAGTCTGGGTGTACTACGAACAGTTGCTGCCCAGAAAGATGTTAGTTCTTAATCCAAATTGGGTAATTAACTCTTTTGACCCTTTTAGCAGAAATGTCTGTGTTAGTATTTTTGCTAATTCGGGCACGACCGTTCTGAATTTTACCTTGGACCCTTTAACTCCTTCGTGAATTTTTTTCCGAGCGGCATATATACATTAAACCTCTTTTTATAAGGGAAAAATTATGTCTACAAGCTATACCCTCCAGTTGACCCCGACTATTCGCAATCTCGGCACCGAAGGCTCTCTCGATACTTCCGTTGTTAACGGCGTTTCGATTCAGCGCACTGGTTACATCGAGACTGTTGATTCTAGCAGCAATCGTGTTGTTCATGAGATTTTTGATGGTGCTTCTTTCTCAGACGCTCCTCAAGCTCTTACTGAAATCAGCAATGGTGCTGGTGGATTCTTTATCGTCTAAGTTTTATTCAATAAAACAATTAAAAACCACACTGGAAACAGTGTGGTTTTTTTATTACATCCCTCCTCTAACTACATTGGGAGGCATTTCATGTATAAATTTTTATCCTTCATTTTTTTGTTTGTTTTTTCTTCAACCTCCTTCACTCAGGAAATTGATTATAAATTTCACACCAACTGTCTTCACCCAACCGTGATGATTTTGAACGCTGATGGAAAATCTGGTGGTACAGGCTTCATAATTCGTTCAACTAAGCATGAAAATAAATATAGAAACGCTTTTATTACAGCCCATCATGTTGTTGAAGCAGATAGTTCATATATTTTGAATTGGATTAAATATAAAGATTGGTCTAATTTTGATAAAGAAAAACAATATCCTGTTTTTATTTGTTATAAAAGTGAAAAAAATGATTTAGCCATAGGCGTTTTTGAAAGCGATGAAAAATTGCCTGTTGTTCAATTAGATTTTGATCACAATCTTTATATTGGTACAAAAGTTATGCGTGTTGGATTTGGATTGATGGATGATGCTAGAATTGATCATGGAATTGTTACACAGCCTAAAACTCATCGCCCAGAAAGTTTTTCAGGAACTATAAGAACAAATGTTTATAGCGTATTTGGCGATAGCGGAGGCCCACTTTTCTTCGATTATAAGGTTGTTGGTATCTGTAGGGCTGTTAGAAACTATAAAGATCAAATCATGACCAAACAATCATATTTTACTGATATTAAACAGCTTAAAATTTGGGATGATGAGACAGATAACTGTATTTCTCAGCTATATATAGATGATAAATCTTTGCCTGTATTGCCATATGTTAAGCTACAGTTGCAAAGATATAAATATTCAATTCCAAAATAGGTATATTAGAATGATTACATTCTCTCAGCGTTTACAAATTGAAAAAAATAAAAGACAAATTCAACAATTACTTGTAGCAATGGAAACCCATGGGTTGAATCCTCATAGTTTTGTTGATTGGTTGGTTATTGATGGTGTAAGTGAATTTCAAAATGGAAGGTTCAACGAAGCTGCCAAACAATTTCTTGAAAATGAAATTTTAATTGCAGAAGCTTGGAGCGATTATGCAAAAGCTGCTCTTAAAGGTGCTGGAACGGGCGCTGCAGTGGGATTGCTCGGTGGTGGTGCTGGAGCTTTAGGTGGTGCCGCTATAGGAGCGGGAGTGGGGGCTCTTGGTCAATTAGCAAAAGATACTTGGCATTCCGACGCACTAAGTGGCATTCGTCGTGGTTTATCTAGATGGATTAGTCCAGATTCTGCTTCAACGCCTTCACCAACTTCTTCTTCTTCTTCTTCTTCTTCTTCTTCTCCACTTCCAAAGCCTGCGCCAAGTTCTACTCCCATTACTTCGCCTAAAGCAGTCTCTTCTGATCTTCAAGATCATGCTAAAGAAGCGGTGGTTGCTATGTCTAATTTATCAAAAAGAATTCAACAATCTGCTGCTTTGCAAGATATGTTAGGTGGTAAAGCTCAAGCCTCTACTTTTACTGCTACTTTAGCGAATCTTATAAATTCAATTCAAACAAAGCTTACTGAATCTTTATATGTTCCTTCTTCAAATATTATTTTTGAACAAATTGAAGATTTTCGTCAAGAATTATCAGTACGGAATGCATTGTATGATTTAGAAGATATTGGCATCAACCCTGAAAATTTTGTTGATTGGTTTATTGAAGGAGAATACTTCTTCCAAGAAAATTATAATGAAAATATTGGTGATTGGTGGAGCCAATTTAAAGCAAATGTTGAAGATGCTTGGAAAAATTGGGGCAAGGCAGGTGAAACAAAACAGGCTGAAATTGACAAAGAACGAGATATGAGGGCAATCAACAATGCAATTCAAAAGTTGAGCAATTTAGAATCACAGATTAAATCGGGTGGACACAAGGCTGCTGCAGATTTTGTTAGATTTGTTGACGAATTTAAAAAAATGCTTCATCCAATTGTAGGTCTTTCTGTTCCTCCTATTGATCCTGCTGTTGTTGAAGAAAATAAAAGAATTGATATTGCAACTCGTTGGCTCAAGCTTGGCAATATAAAATCTACCAATATTCCATCAAAAGATGTTCTTCTTAAACTTTATGATAAAGCCACTCAATTTACTGCAACTAAAAAAGCTGATGTCGCTCAGAAAAAAATATGGTGGACTCATATAGCTGATGCACTCAACAATGGCGAAGATCCCATTAAGGCTGCTGATAATTTTGATGTTCTACATCCAGATGATCAAACCAAAATTCAACTTACCAAAACCTATCTTTCAAATAACGGTTTAGATTCTAAATTGCTTCCAAATGATGAAGAAGCTTTAAAAATATTTGCTAAATCTGAAAAATATAGAATTGACAACAGGAAAAATCTTACTGCAATGATTGATTGGTGGAAAGATATTGCTGAAAAAATAAAAAATGGCATCGATCCTCTTGAAGAAAAGATTCCTGAGACTGAACCTAAGGCTGACGATGATAAGCCTGAAGTAGCACCTAAGACTGACGATGATAAGCCTGAAGTAGCACCAATGGTTGATGAAAAAACTCAATTTGTTAATGATTTATTTAGTCAGGGTAAAATACCACCTATGCTAAATAAAGTAGTTGTAAGTAAAAATTATGATTCAATCCCTAGTGTTCAAAAAAGTTATATTGCAATTTTAGAAGCACTTGAAAAGCTTCATAAAAATCAACCAGTTGAAATATGGGGAAATGAAATCAATGAATTTGATGATTTATACAGCATACCGCACGCAGATGAAAAAAATCTTGAATGGCTTCAAGAATACCTTATCAATCATCAGAATGATTCAAATAAAGCTAAAGAAGAACTAAACAAGTCTTTTGAAGCAGTCAAAGATAAAATTGGTTACAAAGAGTCTGAAGTAGAATCAGATTCTTATATTCCTTCAGGTGATTATGATTTTTATGAATCAATCATAGGCAATAGAAAAAACAAATCTGCTGGTTGGTTTAATTATTAAAGAAACAAAGCCAGTTGATAGAACAACTGGCTTTGTTTTGTTTGCCTTTGCCGCCAAGCACCCTGCGGCGGGATGTAAATTGGAAATCACCCCCTCATCATATTAACATCGGGCAAACTTGCAGGGTTTAGATCCAGCCAGTTTTTGTGGCCTTCTTAATTTCATCAATAGTAACCTTGCGTCCTAAAGTATCAGAAACTGCTTCAATAAAATGTTTGGCAATACTTTTTTGTACTTCTACGACATATTCAGGTCCCATTTTCATGGCCTCTGCATAGCTCATAAGATCTACTTGCCAATCAAGCATTTGATCATCAATAAATACTGCCTTTTCAATTCCTCCGCCCTTCGCAGGGCGCACCATTACTTGAAATTTTTTCATTCCTTTTTCTTTTGGTGTCAAATTATTATCGGTCATGGTTACCTCGCATGAATATTGCCGTAAAGCTTGAATCCTGCTGTTTATAAGAGTGTTTGTAATTTTAATTAAATAATTACTTCGTACATATGGTATGGAGTTTACAAAATGGTTATCCCTGCAAGAGGCAAATCTTTCAGGTTTGTACGCAGACACAATTAGGGCTTTCCCTAGAACCACCAAGCGACAACACGCAATAGATGAAATTGTTGTTCGTCAAATGGACTGGACACCCTTTAAAGGTGTTAAAACTCTATTGGTCAAAGGGTTGGCCAAGAATGAAGGAAATGGCAAGGAATACAAGCCTCTCATCTTGTTTAAAAAGGTTAATTACCACGATTCTAAGCAGAACCGTAACTGGATTGAGATTGTTGCAAGTGATGGACGCAAACATGTCTTTGAAAAAATTAACTACACCAACGAAGTCGTAGTTCGTTGTAATTGTGCCGATTTTTATTGGCGTTTCAATTACGAGGACAGTCTTCGCAAGTTGTTATATGGGCGTGTGCGATCAAAGTATGAAGCGAAAGTAAATCCCGGCTCTTCCAATCCTTTGGAACTGCCCGGTATGTGCAAACATCTTATAAAACTTGCTCGGTCTCTAAATGATGCTGGAGTCTTGGAGGATTAACAAATGGAAAAGGAATTTGAAAGACTTGTAAAAGCCCTCAACAAATTTGTGGGCTTCACCCTTATTGATACTAGCGCTGATTTTTCATGGATTCATTTTAAATTAAATAACGATGAAAGCCTTAATTTAATATCTGTCCAAATTAGCGAAGTAAAAGAATATACACCATGCAATTTGCTTGTTCTTGCCAGTCAAACTGAACCAAAGGAATATTCATATCAACTAGTCCTTGAAGATAGCAATAAACTTCCTGCGATTAAAATGCTTTCCAAGAAATTAGAAAATGTTCTTGAAAACAATAACAGTTTAAAAAAAGCCAAACAAAAAGAACTAGGTATTCCAGACCTTTCATTGCTCACGATCAGACAAATGGCTAACGAACTCAAACAACGCCAAGGTCTTACCTTTGCTCTTGTTTGGATCGAAAATGCTGAAAGAGATAATATCGCCATTGAAGGAAGTGGAAACCCCACTCAACTCGTAGGCCTTCTTTCCCGTGGTTCGCACATGGCTATAGAATGGGCTGATAAAAATATCAAGTTTTTTCGTCCCAAAGACGAAGATTAAATTCTGAATTTAATCATCTTTGGTCAAAATATTGCGAAGTGAACAAAATTAACATATATAAATGTGAGGTATAATGCTATGACATATCAATATGGTCCGACCCTCAAAGATAATCAAAAACAGCTTTTGTATGGCACGATTTTGGGTGGTTCCAGTATTATCAAGCCAGATAGAGGCAAGAATTGCTATCTTGCTATGAGAGATAGCAATGAAATTTGGCTAAAACACAAAGTTGAGGTTCTCTCTGATCTATTTAAAGTAGATCAAAACACCATCAAACAAGACAAAAATACTTTTCGTTGTTATAGTATTGCCTATCCAATTTTTAATGATGTATATCACACATTCTATAAGAATGGTGAAAAAATCGTTACTTCAGAATTGCTTGAAATATTAACAGATGAAGCGTGGATGACTTGGTTTATTGATGCAGGCAGAAAAAGCAAACGAAAAGCATATCTTCGTACTCATAAATTTGGTGAAGAAGGCACAAAAATTATTGCAAATTACTTCAACAGTCTCGATTGTGATTGTGAAGCACATCAATGTCGTAATCGTTTTGAAATTGTTTTTAGTAATAAAGGTGCTGCAGAATTACTCAGATATGTTGCTCCAAAACTTCCAATGACTATGATAAATTATTTTGACTAATTTTTAAATTTTGTTAAAATGAATTAAAAATAGTAATGGAGCAATAAAACAATGCGCAAGATTGGATGTTTTTCTTGTGTATTACATGACAGCTTTAGTTGGGAAAATATATCAGACGCACACGACCTTTTAGAATACAATATTTTAAAAGGTCATGGCTTTACAAATAAGTTTGAAGTTGAATTGATTTTTCCAATTCAAAATTTTTATCAAAAGAATTTGCTTTACAACTTGTTGTGTGACATTTCACATAAACAAATAGCAATTTGCTTAGCTGTAAAAGCAAATGATACACTTTTTAAGACAAGTATTTTTCACGATTGTGTATTTACTTCTCTAAAAATTGTTGATGCTAATTGTACAAGTAATGTTGATTTTATTGTTGTTCAAATGATTTGTTGTGATATGGAACATTTTTAGCCAGCAGCAACTGGAGCTCCGCCATCGCAAGGGCCGGGTCCACCACCTTGTCCGCAATTATGCAGATCATGAGGTTTAGGCTTAACATCTCTAGCATTAGGCTTCATAGGACGACCTTTGCCCTTACTAAACCAAGCCTCTTCAATCTTCGTAAGCCACTCTTTGAATGTCATAAAGATATTTAGGTTTCTTTCATAAATAAATGTAAAAGAACGAGGAGCATTATGCAAAGTTTTCACGAATGGCTGAATAACCGTGATCCAAAAATTCTGGATGAAAACAAAAAACCATTTAGAGGCTTTAACCCTAAAAAACATCATCCTGAAGGTGGATTAAAGCCTTCTTATGCAAAAAAACTTGGAATTCACGCAGGAATTGAAACTAAGCGAGAAGCAGAACGAAAAGGTGGAGTCAGCAAGATGTCAGAAAAAACCCAAGCTCGACGCAAAAGTTTTTGCAGTCGCATGTGCGGTATGCGTAAACACAACACCTCTGCTGCAACAGCTAATGATCCTAATAGCAAAATCAATGCTGCACTCAGAGTTTGGAAATGTAGGTGCTCAAATTAAGGAAGCAATATGAGAAAATTTTTAATCGGTATTGTTATTGTCTTATTTGTTTTTCTTACGCCTTATGTGACTATTCAAGTCATGGAGCGTTATAAAGTTCATCCTATTGAAGGCAATCACGAAACTCAAAAAAATGCTGAATCAAAAAATGATTTTACAAAACCAGATAAAAACGAAGAATTAAAATTAGATAAAGATAAAAAGAAAGAATATGTTCCTAGTAAAGATTTTATTACAGGATATTGGGAAGGATATAATGGAAAAAAAGCTCTATTTTTTCGTTGGTCTTCAAATGAAGATTATAGACAAGGACATATGCTGGGAGCGTATGATAAAAAGAACAATATAGATCGATATGAAAAGCCTAAAAGTGATTCTAAAAAAGATTAAATAAAAAAGCCCAAGAATAATTTCTTGGGCTTTTTTCGCATCTCACGATGAGATTAACGAGCACATTAGCGAGCACATTAGCGAAGACTAGGAGCAGCCTTCTTATCAGTGGTAGGAGCCTGTGCCTTTTCAGTCACAGGAGAAGGAGCAGCCTTCTTTTCTACCGTTCTGGTCTTGGTGGTAGTCACCGTACAGCTGCCACAAGTGGAATTACTGCAACTGCTGTTGGAAGAGCAGCTACCACCATTGCGACCTCCAAACCGAGAAAACAAACCGGGACGACATCCCGCTTGTGCCTCAGCAGCAACTACACCAGACAAAGCCAAAGCGCACGCCAAAAAAGCAAACTTTTTCACAAAACACTCTCTCTTTCTGCACATTCCGTGTGCAAAGATATAATACCACGATCAGTGCTGAATATCAACTACAATTATTTCTTTGTTGTAACCAATTGCACAAAAACACTATTCGTAAGATTTGCATTAGGATTTCTTAGCACTTTTTCCAATAATTCCTTGCCTTTTGGTGTGGTAAGCCTGTTCCAAAGAAATTGACGGGTAGGTAAGTCATATTCGCCAAAAAACTTTTTAAGCGAATCGACCAGTGCAACCATACCCTTAATACGATTGCTGCTTGGAACAGTTGATGATTTTTTCTTTACATCTTTTTTCTTTACATCTTTTTTCGTAGCAGTTTTTTTTGCAACTTCATGTATGTTTATCTCATCTTTTTCCGCCAAATATTCATTAAATGATTTCATCGTAGTTCTCCTTAACTTATATATCTCAAACATACATAAAGACATGAAGACATTTGTTGAATATCTCGCAGAAACTACTAAAAACAATGATGAAGGCATCAAAATCGTTGTTATTCAAGGCAGCCCTAGAACTAAAGACTCATGTTCTGGCGGTGATTCAAAAACTGAATTTATTTATAATAAAGCCCTACAATCACTTGCAAAAGACATTAAGGTTATACCCCTTAATCTCAGAGTTATGGATACAGATCCCGTAGTTCGACCATGCAAAGGATGTGTGGCAACATCAAACGGCTTCCATTGCCATTATCCTTGTTCTTGCTATTCAAAAGGCGATGGAACTAATGATTACATGCACGAAGAAGATGTTTATAAAAAAATGGAAGAAGCAGATGGTTTTGCCGTATTTACCCCAGTTCACTGGTATGCCCCTTCAACCCAAGTTAAAGCATTTTTTGATCGTCTTGTTTGTGTTAGTTTGACACTTAATCAAAAAGATGCAAAAAAAATTATGGGTGATAAATTTAAAGATCCATCTGTGACTATTGCTATGGAAAGATCAGGAAAGCATAGGGAGCTACTTAAAAATCATTATGAAGGTAAGGTTGGAGCTTTCTTTATCCATGGCGATGATGGAGCAAATGACTATGTTGGTCGTCGTATGCCACTTGCTATGGCCGAAATGAAAAGTAACTATTATATAAGCCCAGAACAAGCTATTATGCCGATTGTTAATCAATGCCGATATTCAGGCATTTTTGTACCCGAAAATTGTATATCAGGGCATGTTTTTGGTTATAAAAAAGCTTATAGCGTTAATAATATAGAGGCTAAAAAAAGCGAACTTATCGACGCTGCCGTAAAGCTTGTATCAAATTTAGTTGAAGAAATCAAAAAAAGAAAATAAGCTTATAATCAAATTATAAAAAAAGCCCAGCAAATAAATTGCTGGGCCAAGAGATGTACTCTTATTTTTAAAGTTAGTAAGAACCGAAGCTCTTGCCACCACCAGTCTTAAGAACGATATAACCAAACTTGCGGGGATAGCCCGAATCGGTTCCATCGTCATCACCTGTGTGAATGATAAAACCAGCGAAAGTTACACCGGGTTCCCATTTGTACACGCAATAATCACCACTGCAATCTTCGATATAATCAGAATCTTCGAAGTTATTGCCATTGCTGTCAATCTTCTCAATGTGAGGAGGATTGTCGCCACGACCATCGTAGTTAGTCCAGTCAGATTGAGTAACGAGAACAGTAATATCGTCAGGATTTTCGTTAATACCGGGAATACGAACTTCAAGTTGCCAAACATCATCATTGTCCCAAACTTCGCCAGCAGCGAGAACGCAAGGGCCATTGAGAGGAGCGTAAATAGTACGCTTGTTGCCGGGGCCTTTATTTAAGCCTTCGGCAGAACCGTTACCAACGCCAGTAGTGCTTTGAGTAGCCATTTTAAAACTCCTTTATTAAATTATGCCTTAGGAAACTTTGCAAACCATATAGTCTTCGCCATTGAACTCAGCAGAAGTAATAACTTTGCCATTTACTACAACTTCCAAATTGGCAGCTGCAGCAGCATCAAGTTTGCCAATAACTACAAGTACATTGGCAACAGTTTCAAAATGCTTTTTGGGCTGTTCAACAAGTGATAACTTCACAAGATTGTCAGCAATAACAGCGTCCATCATTTTGCCCTTAAGGCCAACGACGGCAAAACTAGCATCTTTGTGCTCATTCATAGCAGCGGAAAAATCAGAGAATTTCATGGTTCCCCTCCTTGTTAAAGAACTACATTATATATTATTTTTGTATTAAAATAAAAAAAGTATAGTTGACCAAAACAAAGATAATGATTTTCTTTTGGAAAGTTTCTTGTTTTTTTACCTAATTAAACAACCAATTAAAGCAAGCGTTGGTTGCAAACAGTAATTGCTGGCACAAACGCACCAGATGTACCATTGCAAATACCTAAAGCTTGTTGGTTTCTTGTGCACTGTGCTGTGAAATACTTCCAACGAGCACATGTGCAAGACTTGCTTGTACCCAAATAACACTTGAATGCTGGAACATCGCAATTCAAAGGACTGCAGGTGGTTTCGACCATGTTACCAACACTTCCTGTGCCCATAAATTCCCAGTTTTGGCCAAGCAAATCACTTCTCCAAACTTGGCTACTAGTAGAAACTGGAACAGAAACATCAGCGTTCGGTTCATTGTAAGGACCAGAATATATTTCGTCCTCGTTTGGCACTTTAAGCCTTGTTTCTATCCACTGATATTTCTCGTCACGATAGATATTCAATAACCAAGAACCAACAGCAGTTGGGTCTTCGTGATAACCTTGATGACATATAATTTTTGTGAAATTTGATCCAAGCATGTAGTAAATGTTATGCACATCGCCGTCAGTAAGCGTTATATTGTTTGGGTCTAATTCCATATCATCATTATTTGCACAAATTTGTGTCGATTCAGAAGGATATCCCTCATAGGCACTTGTAGCAGAATTAAATGTAACAGAACCGTTTGTGCTAAACCAAAGCGTGTTATAAACAGTGCCATTCATCGCAAAATCAGCAATTGCAACAGAAGCACTTGCACCTTCATCGTCTGTATCGGGAAAACCGCCTGTATATGTGGCATAACCACCAATTGATGGCCAAGAAAGTAAAGTAGGATTAAAGCTAAACATAGGACTCCTGCAAATAAAGAAATGAAATGCTTATTAGACTAATGGTATTACTACTATCATCATTTTTTGTATAACCCCCAGTTAATCTGCTGTGAGAGCAGCAACTTATTGGCCATCCTAAATGATTTGTTGAAAAACCATACATTTTAAACCTTAAAAGTAAACTTATAAAGGAGTATTTTATTTATAAAAAATTAGTCAATAATTTTTTTATATTACAAAAATAAATATAACAAGAAATAAATCATGACAGCTATAAGAAAAAACAGCAATACAGGTATTATTCTGGGAGTCTGCTCAGGCCTTTCAGAATGGTCGGGCACACCAGTGCACTTGATTCGCATTTCTATGTTCGTAGGCTTTCTTGCAAGTCTTTCTATTGTTGGTTGGTTTTATATCTTCGCAGCTGGAATTCTTTCTGATACCGCACAATGTAACCTACGGCAAATTCCTTTCAAAGAAAGAATCAAAAAACTGTTTGAACCTTGGTGGAAAAAGAGTTCATACTAATCAGCAGTCTTGTTAGCTTTCTTTGCCTCATATGCAGCCTTCATCTTGGCGCTGCGACACTCCTTGCACATGCGGCAATACCCGTCTCTCTTACTCTTGTCAGGGCTGAATGCCTCAAATAACTTCACCGTCTGACAGGAGGCACACTCCTTCTTGCCATCAGCCACATGAGGATTGTCCTTCCTCAAATGCAACTTCGGTAGACTCCCTGCTATATGACCACCTTCCCGCTCACAAATGTATCGTCCATTCCGAGCCAGATTGCGGTCGTGGGTGAGCTTTAGAGCGGTGTGTTCTTTTTTGCAAAACTCGCAATATAGGGTTACTTGGTCATCGGCAATCTTCTTGAGATAATGTTTTTTACTTCTAATTTTTCCACGCTCTTTGCGAATTGCTGTGTAATCTGTATTTGTGGTAATTGAAAGATACTTATCAGCCCATTCGGTTGCGTCTTTTTCCGATGCAAAACCAAGTTCTTTTTCGCTCCAAATTTGAAAATCATAACCATTGGAAAAAGCGTATTTTTTGTTGTCTTCAATTTGCTCAGTGAATTGGCAGATTCTTCTAGCTGGCTTAATTTCGATAAGCTTTTTTTTGCCTGATTTATAGGTTACCAGAAAATCTGTGATTCTTTTCCGACCGCTTTCGTTCAAGAACTCTTGGTGTAGTTCGTAAAATAAAATGTCATCATCATTGTCTAGAATCAAAGCAGCTTTAAGTTCGTAGGAAGAATCCAAATAAACAGTTCCGGCCTTTTTAGATGTGTGCCAATGATAACGGCGAAATCTAAGGTTTGACATAACAACTCCTTTAAAACAACTTTATTTACATTATATTTCTTTGAACATTATAATTCCATTTTAAGGACAAAAAAAATTAAACAAAAAAACCCCCGACTTTCGTCGAGGGTTTTTTGATTTATTGCCCTTTTTAAAAGGGTTTTCGTTAGATTACGAAGTTTGCAATCGACATACGGGCGTAGAACTTAGCACCTTCACGGAGCAATTTCTTACCATAGCGTGTTAAAATTCCTTTACGAGGGCAGAAGCTCTCAGGATCTAACACAACAGGGGTTTGGGTGAGAGGAACATAAGGACAGTAGAAATAACCGCTGTCCATGTAGCTATCGCCCTTGTAACCCATGAGGATTTGATTGCTTGGGAAGAGAGGATCTTTGTAGAGCCTCCAACGATTGTTCACAGTACCGACATATTGAACGCCGATGGAGCTTGTGAAGGTTTCGCTAGGAGCAGGAGCGAAGCCAGCGGTAGCGGTCTCGAAGATCGAGGCAACTTCTGGGCTGGTCACGATCCAGTTAGCACCACCACGAAGGGTCTTTCTGTGGATAACATTGGAAATTTCTACAACCTTAACATAAAGGCTTTCGTATTTTTCCTTGATGGTTTCGCCTAGAGCGGTGTTGAAATCCCATGCACTAACGGTACCTGCGTTGTTGCGCAAGTCGCCGAGAACTTCACGGTCGATTTCGAGGTTGATTTCCTGAGCAAGAACAGCTGTCAATTCAGCCTCAGCGTCCAGATTGTGCTGGCTGCGAAGGTCTTGTTGAGCTTCATAGCTCCATACAGCCTTGAGCTTGCGAGTTTTAGCAGCGATTTCTTCGCCTTCAACAACGAGGTTGATTTCGGGAAGATCTTGGTTGCATTCCATGTTGTATTCATAAGATATAACAACATTGTTGCTACCGGGAGCGCTGTTCCAAGTCAAGGTAAGCTCACCAGAGGTAAGGCTAAGGCTACCAGCGGTCACCTTGGGGGAAGGAGATCCGATATCATTGAAAGCGAAAGCACCAGCTGCAGACACAGTAAAGGTCTGGATAGCTGTGCCACCATCATAGATGGTACCAGTTACGGTTCCAGCAAGAATGGGGGTGTGCTCAAAAGCGGCGTAAGAAGCGGTGGTGGTGAGACCAGCGTCAGTTGCGCTCACTTCATTTTGCACGAATTGGCTGGAGTAGAATACATCCAAATTGGCTGTACCGTCAGCCCTCTGCATGAGGGAGTTAGCGTCATCGCCGGGGAAGCCGAGTTTGTCTGCTCCACGGGTAGCACCCTTATTGGATGCGTAACGGAAACGGAGATAGTAAACGAGACCGGTTGGTCCAAGCAATGGCTGGACAGAAACGATCTTGTTAGCGATCAGCTGGGGATAAATACGGCGAACCAGCGGGATCGAGATGCGTTTGAACTGGGCCACATCACCTGTGTCGGTGCTGGTTTCGTTCATAAGCCTTTGGTTTTCGAGAAGGACTGCTGTCGTAGCACGGACATATCGATCCTGAATGTTTTCGAGGAGTCCGGTCTTAGACCAGCGAGTTTCCAACTCCTTAGCCTCGTTCAAAAATGCTGCATTAGCGTTCATAGGTTGTTTTCCTTATCTGTTTTTAGACTAAAAGGAGGTTTAGTTAGCTCGTTTCAAGCCCGATAGAACCAACATTTGGTCCAAATCGGCGTTACCACCAGCACTGTTGGCATGTTCCGCAATGACAACTTGTTGGCTGGAAGTGTTTCCTCTCCCCGTTACATTCTTTGCTTTCTGTACTCTTTCATTCTGCTCGCTGATAACAGCGGCTTTCTTTTCACGAGAAACGACTTGTCGGCTCTCATTGATAACATCTTGAGCTTGACGAACAGCCTCATTCAGCTTGGTGTTTTCCGTGCTGATTCGGATATTGCGAGCTTCAAGAATGCGTAACTGACCTTTAAGTTCATCAACTTGCTTGATGGCTTCTTCGACCTTAGCGTTGTTCACGCCAGCGAATTCGTCAGCAGACACATAATTGGAGGTAATGCCGATAATCTTATCAAGAGCAACCTTGTGCTCAACAATACGAGGATCAGCAAGAACTTCACGACGAACTTGTTCGTAAACTTCTTGACCTTTGAATTGGAGATACTTATCTACATTGTTAACAATGTATTCTTTCATCTCACGAAGTTTCTTGTCGTATTCTTCATACATTTCAACTTCGATATTTTGATTTTTGGAGCGTTCAGCTTTAAGCATCTGATACGCTTCTTCATAGCCCTCTTCAAGAGCGGCTTGGTATTCTTGGCCTTGAACTTCAAGACGATTACGAAGGTCGCCAATAATGGCGTAAGCTTCTTCGTAGCCAGTCTCTGCAGTTTCTTCAGCATTACCTAATTCGGTAGTAAGCTCGGCATAGGCTTCTTCAAGTTTAGAATTGTATTCAGTTTCTAGGTCTTGTTTAGCCTGCTCCAACAAACCGTTAATAGCATTAGCCACTTCATTGACTTCTGCTTCAGGTAAGAGATTTTTCAATGCTTCTAAAATCTTGTCCATGTTAGCCTATCCTCGCTTTAGATGTTTTTATATATGCTGACAACAAAATTTTTAATCAAAAAAACCATTCCACCCATCAAGGCAAAATCGTAATTTGGCTTTTTGTGAACATGTTGCATAATATAAGTATGCAGCTGTATTTATTTTTTTCAAAAATAACGAAATGAAAAAATTAACCCAAGAAGAAGTTTTTAGTATTTTTGAAGACTATGGATGTAGGCTCATCAGTTCTTACGCCTCTTGTTCTGTTCCTTTAGAATATCAATGTAAATGTGGAAGGCTTGGTAATATAAGCCTTGATAAATTTAAAAGAAGAATAAAAAGAAAAGAGGGATGCAAATATTGTCTGCATCATGAATGGACTAAAGAACAAGACGAAATATTAAGAAATATGTATGGAAAAGAGCCTCGTAGCATTATATCTAAAGCTCTTGGTGGCATTACTTTGGCATCTATAAAGAGTCGGGCACAATATTTAGATTTGCAAGGTGATTGTTCTGTAGTAAATATCAAGGCTAGAAAAGGTAAAGGGCGTAAATATTCATTTAATGAAGATTTTTTTTCTAAAAAATCTTTAATTTCATGTTATTGGGCTGGTTATTTGGCAGCTGTGGGAAATATTTCACCTCAAAAGAATACTGTTTATATAAAACTAAATCAACAAGATAAAAAACATTTACAGCAATTTCAGGATGATTCTTGTCATACTGGTCTGATTCATGAATTAGATGAAAAAATAATATTATTGCAATTTCATTCAGCTGAAAAATGGATAAAAGATTTATCAAAAAACTTTTCTATCACTGCTAAAAAACATTTAAATTTAAAACCACCTATTGATTTATCTGAAAAAGAGGCTTTGTCATATATCATTGGTTATTTTGATGGCAATGGAGATTTAAATGACAATAAACAAAAATATGATTATGGTATGCAGATAAAGGGAAATCAATTTATTTTGCTTTGGATAAAGTCATGGTTTGACATATGGTATCCACCTTTAAACAAAAAAATATTAGATATAAAAAAGTATAAAAAGTCTTTATTTAAATATTTTTTGTTAGGTGTTAGAGCGAAATATATTATTGAAAAACTTATGTCAATCAATCTTCCAAGGTTGAGTCGTAAATGGGATCAATATAAAAACAAACAAGGAACGCATTAAGCGTTCCTTGTTAGGCAAATTATTTACAAATTTAGATCCTAGATGCGATAGCAGATGCTTCATTCTTAATGATGCCACTAATGCAGGCCAAGAGTGCGTCTTTCGAAACATGTTTCTTGGATTCATTTTTTGTTAAGAATTTAGCAGGAGCTTGGCTTTCAGTCGGAACATAGCTTTCTTTCTTGCCACCCACGACTTTTTCTTGGAATGCTGAATGAGTTGAAGGATCTGCTACGGCATCAAATGTAATGAGTTTGTAGCTTTCACCAATTACTAGAATTCCATTTTCGTCGCTGCGTCCATTTCCGACGCCACGGCTGCTAATTCCAACACGCACACCATCATTTAAAAGAGTTTTTAATATCTTTCCATAAGGTGTATTGAGAATTTCGCCTTCGCCCATAAGATTATTGCCTTCCCACCATAGTTTTGTAACAACATGGGAGCATTTGTCAAAGTGGATGATTGAATCGGTAGGGTGATCTAACTCACCAATCAATCCACGAGCTTCAATAATAGGATTCAGTTTCTTGACATTTTCGTCGAGTACTGAAAAGGGATAGATACGCTTGTTTTTATTGACAGCTTCAGCTTCTTGGAACTTTCCTCTAAACTTAGTCAGTCCCCTATCGGTGACTGACTCGTTCAGATTCATGTGGAAGCCGCCGTTGGTGCAGCAATCAATAAATAAGACCTGATTGTTATCCATGAAAACTCCTTTATTTAAACAACAGGTTTGGGCATCACAGGCTTGAGAGCCATGGGATTGCTAAGGTTAGGCCAAGTATTTCCATCGGTTCCGCCTAATCCATCCTCATCAGCCACATTCTTTTCTTTCATTTTTGGCATTTGACTTTGGAGAAGATAGGGATTCTTGACATCGGGCCAAGTAGAATCCGAGGCAATATTTCCGAGACCAGCTTCATTTTCAAGACCATCAGAATAACTCTTGCCGTTGCTTACGGGAGCAGGGCTTTTCCACATGCCAGTGTTATTGCTAGCAACAGCAGATTGCTTAGCGTTCCACTTAGTCATGCTGTGGTTTCCAATAGCGTCAACTTCAACGCCAGTATCCCAATGTGAGCCTTCATCGCCTTCAAAAATATTTGCAAGGTAATCGGCAATAGATTCAGCCAATTCCATGTTGATTTCGGTTTTGCGATTTACGATAGCAGCACATTCCTTCATAAAGTCAGAGACTTCAATTCGGGTTGCCTCATCGTTTGCTTCAACAGCAGCACGATGAACTTCGTTCAAGGCGTTGTAAAGATCGGCAAAAATATGAAGTTCGTTCTCTTCGCTTTCGTCAAGTTGATTAAACAAACTTTCAGAAACAGAGGAAAAAGACTTATAAGCGTCTTCACAAGTTTTGCACTCAGCGGTAATATCAGATTTAGCACCACCAAGAACGCCAATCTTGCGAACACGATCAGTGTAAGCATGATGTGCAGTGCGTAAAATGGCTTCAGCCATAAAAGCACATGTGCGGTCATCATAATTCTTTACATTTGCGGTTTCTAAAGCAGCAGCAATTTGATCTGACAATTCTGCTTCGCTAATGTAGAGAAGATCAGGCCAACGAGAAACAATAGATTCAAGTGTTTCTTCCAAAGCCCTATTGTCTGAAATGTTATTGTAACGCTTGAGATCAGCCATAGCTTTAACGAAAGTTTGATCTTCGTTAATGTGCTTCAACTTACCACGAAGAACCTTTAATTCGGTGTCCATGGTCTTATAGCCCAAGCTTAAAACTTTAGATTCATTGCGCTTTAATTCAGTTGGAATGCGAACAGCTGTCACAGAACCTTGATTATCCGTTCGAACAGCAGATTCATTGATTATTGGGCCATATTGTTGAAAATTGATGTAACCTAAAACATTTTCAGCTACGGTAGCACAATCCTTCATCTTCTTTTCGCTCATTTTCTTGAAGAAAAGTTTAAAAGGCTTCTTCTTTTTGCCACCAAGCTTGGATTTACGCAAGGTAGAGCTCATAAGAGATAAGGTTCTATTGCGTGACGCTGTGCGCTTTGCAATAAGAGCCGCATCTTGTTTGTGACCTTTAAGAGGAGAAGCTTTTGCACCTTCATTCGTTATAGTGCGACGAATGCAAGGAAGATTGAAATAATTCTCAAACAACAAATCGGCTTCAGCAACCTTGTTTTCAAGAATGCTGTCAACGAGATCGTTGAGAATTTTCTTTGCGGAAGAACGCTCGCTTTCTTCTTCAATAACGAGCAATTCTATGTTTTCGAGTATAACAGAATTGTTATCAATAGTATAAACGGCATGAATGAAGTTGCCGTCCGTCGTCTGATATGTGACATCAGATTCGCCGAACGAGAACAGCTTGAGTTCATCGACTCCCAGTGTTCTTGCAAGCACTTCTTCAGCCTTGATCAATTCTTGTTGTGTTTTTGTAAGTGAACTTTCTTCGATTTTCTTAAATGCATCGAAGCTGATCAGTTTTCTCTTCATAATAACTAAGCTCCCTGTGCTGGTAGTATCCGAATTACATGCGGTTCGGTGCTTGCAGATGAAGTATGTATACTTCAATCTCATATTCTATTCTTCGTGGAATAAAATTTGTTCCGCCTAGTATATAAGTATGCTGTAGAATGTAAAAATGAGGAAAGAAATGAAAACATTTGGCGATTATGTATCTTTTCGTGAATTAGCTTCTTATGAAAAGTCTGAAAAAGATGCTGAAAATCAAGAGCGTGACCCAAAATCTGCACAAGCTGTTGAAATAGCTATGAGGGCTGTTCAAAAAATTCTAGAAAGTCGTCCAGAAATTATTATTGCTTTTCTAAACCAGCAAAGAAATGAGCCAGATATCAAAAGAATGCTAAACGATTTTCGTCTTGATTCTTTTCCAGATGTAAAAAGCAAACAGAATGGCACTTTTAACGACAAAGGTTTAGGTGATCGTTCTGGCGAAGAAGAAGCTCTTTATCCTAATTCTGCAGATGGCTACAAAGTTTAATTCTTTTTAAACCAATAATATTGGGCATTTTGCAAATTTTGTTCTGTAATTGAAAATCCTGCCATATCACCCAAAACTGCATCAACACCACATAATGGACAAATAATTGTTTGTTCATTGTCTGTATATTGTTTTATTTCTTTAGGTAAAAAAGTTTTTCCGCAATGATAACATCCCGCAATTTGGCTTTGTTCGACTAATCGTCGATTTTTAAAAGCCAAATTAGGCAATTGAGCAAATCCTAAGCTCATCAGTCCTCCACGCTATAGTCAATATCTTCAATATCACTTTCTGAATCATAATCTTGAATTTCAAGATCATATTTTTTGATATCTTCTTCAGAAGCATTTGGTAAATTTGCAGGTTCTGTTTGTGTTTTTTCAGCAGCACCTTGTTCTGGTGAGGGAAGTGCTTGTGCACCACCTTCAGATTCTTCTCCGCTTGGAGCAGCTAGTTCTCCACTTGGTGAAGGTTGAGCCGCTGGCCCACCAGCTTCTGCTCCAAGTTCTTGTTCTTGGCTTTCCTGACCCGGAATGCCCACTCCAAGAAGCTGTGGATTTTGAGCCATAATTTGTATCTTTAAGTCTTCAAGTTTTTGAATCTTCAACCTTGCTAACATTTCTTCTGCATCATCATGGCTATATCGAAGAATTTTAGTATAAATATCATAATCACTCATTAGCATGCCACTTTTAAGGGCACCCGCATTGTTGTAGCGGGCACTAACAACTTCAGAACGACTTAATTCTCTCCAATCTGATGGAGGTGTCATTTTTATTTTAAGATCACGATAATTGCTTTCTGGATAACCTCGAAGTTGCAAATGGCGTTCGGCGATTTCTAAAAGTCCATCTTCAAAATGACTTTGCAAACGCTCAATAAGTCTTGCAAATCGGCTGTCTTGTGCCGAAAGAGTAATTCGAGTGCTACCGGGATCTTCATTGTTGAAGTAGTTTTTAGGAAAATTGAGGGCTGTTAGAAGTTTGTTTCTAAAATAAACAGCATCATCAATTTCTCCTAGATTTTCGGCACCGGGAAGTGTGTCGATTCTTGTGTTGCTATTTGGACGAATAGGCAACCAATAGTCTTCATCTTGAGCGGGAGGCATCCATCGTTCTTCGACTTGGTTTGCCCCAGAATTTCCGCTTTGATTGGTTGTTTTGCGTTTTCTAAATTGATCCTTCAATCGATCAATAAATGCCTCTGCTTTAAATGGCGGAAGTTGGCCTACATCTATATAAAAAACACGGCGTTCAGGTGCTCGAACCAACCTGTAAACAACCATCGCATCTTCCATCAATCTCAAGCTATGTGCAGGAGCACGGGCTGGTTCAATTAAACTTTGCCCATATGGATAAAATGTTTTTCTATCATCTCCAATTCGAAAATGAATGATTTGATTTGGAGCAAAACGCAAGGCTGTTGTTTGATTTAACTCAGTATCAGTTAATTCAGTAACACTTCCACGCACAATTGCTTGATAATCTGGACCTTCTTTGCTTTGTTGAAATTCAATAAGTTTGCCTTTAACTGTTTCAATGCGATACATGGTTTCGCATGGCAGTGTCACGGCACGATAAATACCCTCTTTGGGATTATCGGTATTGATTACAATATCAATAAAATGATCGCCCATTATGCAAAGATTTTTAAACCAAATCCAACCATTTCGGTTGATGTTTAGCATTCGTCGATTATAGAATAAAAATTCTAATTCTTCTTTAATTTCTTCATTTTCAGTAATGACTTTAAGTATATTTCCTGATTCGTCTTTTTGACAATTATGCAAAATAACAGAATTTGTAGCAAAACATTTGTGTTCTTCAACACTTAGGTCATATACTGGTTGTACTGGTCCATTTTCAACTCCTATGACTCTTCGATAGTCTTGGTGTAATTTATAAAGTCGTTTGATTTCTTTATAAGAAAACCCTTCTTTTGCAAGACGAGAATCAATTGTATGCCAATCACAACCTAGTTTCGCCATAGTTTGACGAGTAGTTAATCCATTGCCAAGCATGCGACAAGCTTTATTTACAAGTTCAAGTTCAGGTGTTGTTTTTCCTGCACGCCAATCATCAACAAACTGGCGTTCGTGAATCCAACCTTTATTATTTGAATAAATGCGAGGATATTGAGAGTGTTTAATTTTTGTATGATTTTGACTTGATGGAATTCTATAAAACGGCATAAGTTGGTCGCCGAATTTTAATTTACCAGTTTCAGACCATGATCCGTCACGCATAAGCACACGATGATCATCAGTGGCAGTGTAATGTGTTCCATCATCAAGAAGAATTTTTTTGGTTGGAGCGGTCTTTACAAGACGAGGAGCATAAGCCCAGCCAAGTGTATAATCATTTTTCTGAAAATCATAACAATAAGTCAAAAAGCGTTCATCTGATTTTTTTTCGGCTAATTCTTTGATAGTGATATATCCGAAAGGAGTAGCAATAGGAGTATCGCCTGCAACGCAAGCCTCATCAGCAAATACTGTCATTGCACTTTCAATTTCAGGTACATTACGAAGGCGCTCATACTCTTTATATCTCATGGCACGATTAGACAGTGTTGTAGTGTCAATCATGTCATTGGTTTGACGATAACTGCTTAAGCCACCACTGACTTGGCCACTGTTAATGTCAGCACCCATGGCTTCAGGTTGAGCGATGCCAGCAGAACTGAATTGCCGAGGGTCTTTACGACGAGTCAGCGGATCGGGTTCAGCACTGTAGGCAAAGATACGAAAAAAGTCAGACCATATCGGAGCCAT